AGTGGAGACATAACTGGGTTGTCGTTGATGACCCCTTTATAAGCATCGCAGCTTTCCGGTTTAGAGTTCCCGAGGATAGGGTAGATAAAGTGATGAGAGCTTCTGTTGAGAAAGACTTTAAGTATTACCTAATTAAGATGACTATTTCCGAGGGTGTAGTCTATTGGGATTCCAGAGAGGGTATAGAACATGACTAGAATAAAACAAGACAACTTCTTACTGAAAGAATCTCTTTGCGTATATTGGAGAGTACTAAAACAGCCTTTCACTATTACGGTGACAGACTTTCTAAAAAATCAGCTATAACATTATTAAATTCTATGGATATATGATAACTATAAAATGCAAAGTTTGCGAAGAGGTAATAACTAAGGCGGTGTCCTGCAAAATTCCGGAGGATGCTATCTGTAAAAAATGCCAACAAACTATAGAGGACGGTAATATAATATTTATAGAGACGTTTGATGGTGAAACGGGAACCAACCCCAAACGAACTGGACGCATGGTTATACTTAATGAAGCAGCGGTACATAAAATGTTAGTGTATTACGGTAAAGTTAACTATATTGAACGGGAACTATTCGAATATTGCTTCTCTGGTATGTTATTTCTATAAAAATGTTAAAAATTCAATTTACCCTAAAAATTTTTTGTAAAACGCTTGTTATGTGAATAAAAATAACTATATTTGTGTAAACAATTAAAAATCCCACAGTCATGGAAACAAAGAAATTCATTAGCACATTAAAAGGTTACAGAACCCGTTTTGAAAAGTCAGCAGACAAAGTTAGAGAAATCCGTTTAGTTACAAACCTATGTTTAAAGGTTGGTGGAGTTGAACCCGCAAAGGAACTCGTAGCAAGTGAACCCTCACTCGTGGATTACATCAACAAAGTTCTTATGGACTATGTAGAGGAGGTGGTTGAAAAGAAAGAAACTCCGGTAACCGTTAAAAAAGGGGAGCCGAAAGTTGAAACAAAACAAATCTCTACAGGAGCTGATGGAACACTCTACGAAATAGACACTATCAAGAAAACCTGCAAGAGAGTCTACAAGGATTTATCACAACTTAATGTTGAGGACCTGGAAATTCCGGAAATGAGTATGACCGTATACCTACGCTATTTGAAAGATAAGTTTCCTGGCGAAGGGGCTACGATTAAAAAAGGAAAATTATTCTTTAGAGGATTCCGTATATCCTGTACGGTTTCGGATGGTTTTATGGTAGAGGATTCTACTAAGAGATACGCAGAGGTTGATACTCCTTTCGAGGGAATCCCCACACCAAAGGAACTGGGAGACTTCTTTGGTATGAAGAAGGTTAACCATACTCCGGAGGAACTTAAGGCTGCCGTTGAAAAGGGCAAAGCTCTTAAGTCTAAAAAAGTTGAGAAAGATGTGGTGGTAGTTGAAGAGGATGCTGAGGAGGTTGACTATGAGAAGCTGCGTAAAAAAGTCCTTAATACCATTACAGGAATACAGGATAAACGTGTTGTTGATTTTGACCCAGAGAAGTTCACAGACATGATTCCCTTTAAACGTTGGAAACGTAAGGCTAATGCATTGTTGAAGGAGTGGAAAACCCGTAAGATTCGTTACCCAAAATTTTTGAAGGAGCTTTATACAGTTACTGAGGAAGAAACCTTCGTTGTGGAAGAGAAAAACCATAGGTCAAGTTTTGTAGGTACCCTGTTACCGGAGTTCAAAACAGTAGGAGTTCTTGATGGAGACAAAATCGAAGTTGATGGTAAGAAGGTGGATGCCGTTCCGTTCCTAGTGGACTACCTCCTACATTATGAACCTAAAGCGATGCAACAGATTATGCGTTATGCAAACGGAGAGGTTACCGACCAACAACTTATCAAGAATCCCTACCACAACGACTGGAAGATTGAGTTCAATAAAAAGTCTTTAAAGAACACCGCCCATGTTGCCAGAGTTCTTACTGCGGTATGCGAGAGTATTGGGTTGGTTGCACCACAGGATTTACTTTATGATGCAGACGTAAAAATCGGGGACAAAATTATGATTAGCATTGATGGTGAATGGAAGACAAAGGAGATTACTCAAATCGAAGAGGGTATCTGCATAAACAAAGGGGAGGGTCTATTGAAGTTGGACAAGTGGATTAAACTTGAACCTAAAAATTAATATAACCACGGGGAGGGAAACCTCCCCACAAATAAACTACAGTATGAGAACAAACATTTTATTATTTATCTTTGTATTGGGCTTTGTGTCTACACAGGCTCAGAGTTTTCAGGAGTATCATGAAAGAGGTCAAATGTTCTTTTCCCCAGAGCACCTATCCCGAAACGTAGGCACCAAAAGTTTCTGTAAAGATTCCATTGAGAGCTACTTCGGAGTTTCTCCTATAACGTACAGAAAGGGAATGGTATTCTATGACTTTTCAAAATGTCCGGTAGGTATGAAGTTTACGGATTTGGGAGTCTGCAAGGAGGTCTCTTTTCGTTTATTCGGTAATGATGGGTTTTCCTACATACAGGAGGTTCTTAAAAGCGGGTTTACTAAAACGGGTACTCGTTCAGTAACTCTGTACGACGAAACTTTTGGGGTCAGCCGAGCTACTATTAAACTGTACAGAAAGACCACTCCTACGGGAGCGGTAGTGTGTGAGATTATGGAGACGGACTATACGTCCTTTACTTTTTATAAACACAGATAAACTTTTATACTATGAAAGGTTGTTTTACATTTATTTTATTTGTTATTTTGCTATTCCTTGGACCGGTTGGAATATTGTGTGCAGCCATACTTGGAATATTGTTGATGACTCGCAAAAATAAATAACATGGAATTGAGAAGCTTTAATGTTGAGAGATTGTGGAATCTTTGTGTTAAGTGTTCTATTGGAGAAGACCTCGGTATAGATAAGGAGGCTTTTGAAAGTAATATACCCCACATAAAAGACATGCTGTCTCAGATACGCACCTTCGGAGGGTTCGTCTCGGTCAGACATTCTTGCGTAAGAAAAGATGACGAAACCTGGACCCCCTATTTACAAATTGTTGAGATGTTAGTTCGTATGGGTAAGAAAGCGGGCTTCGTGGAATACTCTGGTAAACTTACATCGGAGACATTAATTAAAATTAAACTATGAGCAGAATTAAGAAAACAAAACCAGTGGAGTCTGGTGAGGATATTGAAATAAATAAAGTTAGGGGAATGATTCGTGAGGAACTTAAAAAACGGTACGGAGGTGTCGTTGAGTTCCTGGATACTCCAAAGGGGATTGAGTTGGGAGGTCGAAAAGTTAGACCTTATCTGTACGATACAGGTACTATAAACTTTAATATCATTAATGCTTTTGCTGAGTATCTGGGCATTGGTACATTGACCCGAACGGTGGTTGTGACCCGTAATTATTACTATAAACTATCTCCCATACCAACAAAGTAAAAAAGTGCTTCCTATGACCTTAAAATGAATAATATTTACAGTTGTTTAATCGTGACCGTCTACCTATTAATTTAGGGGACGGTTTTTTTGCTTAAAAGTTACTATATTTGTGGACACAAAAATTTCATACGTATGAAAAAAGAAAAACAAATTAAGTCCTACCAACGGAAGACCAAGTCCGGAAAGATGGTCACCGTAAAATCTCACACTGCAAAATATGACGCAGCAGAGAAAGCCCGAGAGGCTGCTAAGAAGAAAGGTGCCGGAGAGGAACTTCTTAAAAAGAAGGCAATCTCTAAGAAACCTATAGAGGAACAAGTTGAGGAGAAGATGGAACTCCTTAAAGAAAAAATGGACTCTAAGAAAGACAAAGCTGGTAAAGAGACTACCAAAAAGTCCACTAGTAAGACTTCTAAAACTACATCCAAAGAGAAATCTACAGAGACTCCAAAGAAGTCCTCCGTTTCTGTCACATCGGCGGAGTTCAAAGATTGGTACCATGACCCAAAGACTAAAACGGGAAAAGCTACTGCCAAGAAATTGAAAGAACAACTTGGTGCGGAAAAGTATAAGGAGCTAAACAAAAAGGCTGACGCTGGGTACTCACCACGTGGGCACATATCTATGTACAAGAGTCTGGGAGCTTCTTCCTCTACGGGTAATGGTAAGAAGACTACCACAACTTCTAAGGAAACAAAGAATGTGAAGAAACCTGTTCCAAGTGTTACTGCGGATGAATTTAATAAATGGGTTACTGACCCCTCCTCTGCAAAGGGAAAGCAGACAGCAAAAAAACTTAAGGCAGAAATTGGAGAAGACAAACTTAAAGTGTTGGATAAAAAATCCAATGGAAAGGCTCCTAATGGAAACGTAGGTATGTTTAAGTACTCATTGTTTCTTAAGTACAAAGAGATGTTTGGAGATTCACATTCCACTTCTAAGACTACTTCAAAGGCTAAGGAAGCAAAGGAGAAATCTTCCCCTAAGATTAAAAGTGTAACACAAAAATTAGATATAACTTCCTCCACTAAAGCGGTTAAGTCGCCTTATTCTGATGATTATTTGTTCGTGGCTAAAAATAGTAAGGGAAGCTACGGGTTGTACTCAGCTTCTGATAGTAAAAAATCTGACCCTCAGTATGCAGAAGGGTGGAATGATGGTGGGGTGTCAAAGTCAGATAGAAAAGTTATAGAATCCCTAGGGTTTTCTGTCACAAGTGAGGGGAAAATCTCAAAGAAATCTAAGTGAACAGGACTTTTTATCAACTCTGAAGGAACTTTACGAACTGCTACTGGTAAGGGGAAGAGTCGGAGACGATAGACTTTCCAATTTTTAGTTATATTTAAAATATTGTTTTATATTTGCAGGGAGTACTGGAAACGGTGCTCCCTATTTTTGTACCCAATAGAAACTATGAACATACAATCCACTAATATAAAGACTGCGGACTACGACAGAGTTAAGAAAGAACTTACTCTTACCTTCCGAAACCGGCCCCGATGGGTGTATGTTTATTATAAAGTACCAACTAATATTTGGGTAGAATTTGTGAAAGCCCAAAGTAAGGGACAGTACTTTTCAGATTTTATAAAAGACAATTACCAATATCGTAGAACAATATTATAAATTTAATCGTAGACATAATGGCAACAATTACCAGAGTTTTTGAGTTTGACACCGCCCACAGGGTTATGAATGAAAAGGTGAAATGCTATAACTTACATGGACACCGTTTTAGGGCAGAGGTCTCCTTTCACTACAAGGAACAAACTGAATTAGGTTACGCTATAGACTTTAAAGAGTTGAAAAGAATATGCGGAGATTTCATTGATACTTTTTTAGACCATGCTGCTATGTTGAATCCTATGGATAAGGATTTGATACGGCTGTGTGAAAAAAACGGTTGGAGATTATGGTTGATGGGATTCGGTAATGAAGGAGACTTCAATCCATCTGCGGAGAATATCGCTGCGGAGCTATTTATGGTGTTCAAGATGTTTTTTCAGTTGGGTAAACATGGGATAACCGTTGTAAATGTTAGGTTGTATGAAACTCCCAATTGTTGGGTGGATTTTTCTGAACCATCGGAGGCTCCTTACCAATTTACAGAAGGTGTTTGGAAATACCTTACTACTTGGAGAAATGATAAGGGAGATTTTAATTACGATATAAGAAAGTGATATGCCAGTAAAAAAGAAATTATCTTCCATAAAAGAGGAAGGGTATGTTTTTCCTACCACAGGAGGTAGTGCCGATTCTATAAAAACGGAGGAACTGGAAGGAAAGACCATATCATTTGATGCACATGAGATAACATCTAAAATAATGGAGTTCGGTAAAATACTTACCGGACTTCCTTTGTATAAGTATCAGGAGGATGTAGCTTATGCAATTATTTATTCTGTTATAACGTTTTCCGGAGATGTTAAGACTGTTCTTCTTTCAAGACAGTCTGGTAAATCAGAGGTTATGGCTTTTGTCATTGACACCCTCACAGTTTTACTTCCGGCCCTTGCTAAGGTAATCCCGGATTTGGAACAATTTAGTACCGGATTCCGTGTCGGACTTTTTGCACCTCAAAGCGACCAGGTAGTTACCACATACTCCAGAGCAATGACCCGTATAAATTCTGCAAATGCCGAGATGGTATTGGAAGACCCGGACATTGATATCTACTTAAAAAGTTCTGCCAGATTGGAGTTGAGTAATGGTTCTTTTCTTGCCGGACAGGTTGCTAGTAAACAGTCAAAGATTGAATCTAAGACTTATGACCTAGTAATAGTTGAAGAGGCACAGGATGTGGAGGACCTCATCATATCTAAATGCTATTCGGAGGATACTAAAATCAATATGCCTTATGGGGACTGGATTACTATTAAGGATGTCGTAGAAAGAAAAACCGAAGTTATGACACCGGAGGGTAAGATAAAACCTTCTGCCTGGCTTAATACTGGAGTACAAGAGGTGTTTCGTATAGAGCTATGCAACGGCAGACATTTAGACGTTACGTCTTTACACAGAAATCTTACATTTAGACGTAACCACAATGGTCAGAAACCTTTTGAGTGTGTGACTAAGGATTTGCGGGTAGGAGATAGACTTGCAGTTAGAGATATGCTACCTACGTTTGGTCATTACGGGGATTATTCTATGGGTGTTGTTCTAGGGTTACTTCTTGGTGATGGATGTTTTACAAAAGGGGTTCAGTTCTGTGGATTTAAGGAAGTGTGGGATTACGTGATACCTCATGTAAACCATATGGGGTGTACGGTCAGTATGAAGGAACCAAAAGGTAGTGGACTTATTGAAGGTGCTTTTGTTAACATGGAACATTGTAACGACCATAAGTCAAACAAGATTCAATGGTGGCTAAAGGATTTGGGTTTGTATGGACTCACTGGATTTAATAAGTTTATCCCTAACCTTCCATATTCCAGAGAATTTTTAAAAGGTCTTATATGTGGACTTTTTGAAGCTGATGGAAGTGTGCAGGCGTTGAAAAAGGGAAATGTTAGGTATGCATCCATATCTAAACGACTGGTTGAGGATATCAGTTTCCAACTCCAAAAATTTGGAGTTCATTGTTCTATCAGTGTGAAGGACCAACAAGGAGGTTTTGGAAAATCCTCTAACCGTTTATATGAACTGCATATAAGGGATGGACTTTCTGTAATTCGTTTTGCAGAAACATTCAGACTTATAACTAAGAATGATGCGCTTGACAAGGCATGCAAGATTGCCAAGAGTCTGAATTCAAATGCGGGGTGCGCAAAAGTATACGAGGACGGGAACAGGTACGTTCGTATTAAGTCTATCACCAGTATTGGAAGCAAACAGACTTACTGTGTAACTGTTCCTACTGAGGGTCACTGGATAATTGCTAATGGAATTGTTAGTGGGAATTCGATTGAGCCGATGTTGTCATCCACCGCCGGAACTCTTATTAAAGTAGGTACCACCGGGATGTACAAGAATCACTTCTGGTATGAAATTCAAAATAACAGAAACTTAGATAGAAAGGTTATTGACCCACGTATTAGAAATCACTTTGAATATGACTATAAAAAAATTATTGCAGATAGGCGAAAACAATTTGAAGTAGACGGAAAGAGATTCCACCTAAACTACGAAGCGGATATTATGCGTAAAAAACAACGTTGGGGAGAGGATTCCCAAGCGTTTAAACTCGCTTATGCACTTATATGGGACTTGGAATCCGGTATGCTTCTTACCGATAAGGAATACAATGCTATCATAAATAGAAAACTTGGGACCAATTTTCCAGATGCTCACGACTACGTGGTGGCTGGGTTGGACATTGGTAAATCTCCCGCGGAAACTGTACTTACTGTGGGTAAAGTTACTAAGGGCGAAGACATATTTGAAAAACCTTATAAACAGATTCTTGATTGGGTAGCCTTAGGGGGAATGGACTACGAGGCACAACACCACGCCATACTGGATGCTATTGTGGAGTACAATATTTCCACTATCTTTGCAGACTACACTGGGGTTGGTAAAGCCGTTGTGGACCGTCTCATGTACGCTTGCGGAGAATACGTTAATGTTGTTCCCTATGTATTTTCTTCCCAAAGCAAGTCAGACATGTGGTTCGGGTTTACCTCAGACATTCAGACTAGGAGATTGATAGTTCCGGCCAATAAAAAGGTTCGTGCTACAATGAACTACTCTAAGTTTGAGGAACAGATGAAAAACTGTCAGAAATATTTCAACGGACCTTACATGGTTTGTGAAAAGTCGGATGGTTATTTTGACGACTTCGTAGACAGCTGCGCCTTAATGTGTCTAGCTGCTAACTCCGAACAGGAGGTAGAGGGAGATATGGAAGTACTGGAAAACCCCCTTTACTCTGCGGTAACTGGTGTGATTGGCTCTATTAGAAGAAACTCTTATTAAAAGATATTACTATGGGAATTGATGTTGGCGGTATGAATGCTTCCGGAGTAGGGAGCTATAACGGATATCCGGGTTCTAACCACTGGAATGTGGATAGCAGACCTCTAAGTGAAGCTACAAATGTTCTTCGCTCTTTTGTTTTACAGAACATAGTTCAGGATAACCAGTGGGAGATTGACAGGATAACGAAGTACTATCTGTACTGGAAGTTTTATGACGGACTCCACTATAAGGATTTTAATGATGGGATGCTTTCCTTTAATTACGTAAGGGCTTTCATTGATAAGGTTAACATGTTTCTTCTTGGAGATACTGCGTTTACTTTTCATGTTCAGAGTTTTTATTCTACGCAGGTGGATAAAAAAGTGGAGAAGCTGGCGGAGGAACTTTTGATGTACCACTGGGCGAAATCAAATAAACTTATACTCTCTTATGAACTTTTACAAATGGGAAGTATCACGGGTGATGTATGGGTAGGTCTTGAGTGGATGCCGGACAATAAAGATAGATATTGTAAAATATCTGTATTTGACAGCCGACAATGTTTCCCTATCTTTGATGGAGGGGACTACAATAATATGGGTTCTTTTTTGGTAAGACAACCTCTTGACCAAAAAGGTGACAATAAATATAGGTTGTTTGTAAAAAGATGGGGAAAGGATAAAATTGAAACTTGGTATCAGATGGATGTGTCCATTGAGGAGAGCAAGGTTGCCAAGTATGAATATAAGGAGTACCCTAATCCCTATGGATTTATTCCTGTTACACATATAAAGAATAAGCCTAACTCTGCATCTTATTATGGAAGGTCGGATTCTAATGATATTCTAAAATTAAATAAGGTATACAACGAGTTGATGCAACAACTTAAGGCTGTTATAGATTATCACGTGACCCCGACAACTGTAATAACCGGAGGTTCTGCGAAGTCACTTAAAAAAGGATTGGGCCAAATCTGGTCTGGGCTACCCGCGGAAGCAAACGTATTTAATCTTGGTTTGGACGTAGACTTATCTGCTACGGTTAGTTTTGCAAAAGACTTAAAGACAGCAATGCATGAACTTTCAGATGTTCCGGAAAACGCTTTGGGAAAAATACAGGCTATCAGTAATACCTCAGCAGCGGCGCTTCAGATTACTTACCACCCTCTTGTGCAACAGGCGAATGTGAAGGCTATGACTTATGGAGAGGGTATCACGGAGATAAACTCAATGATACTACGGATGCTTCAAGTTGAGGACCCGAAGAATGACCGACTTACGCAGCTCTCTAAGATTTCCCCGGAGTTTATGAACGAACTAAGAGTTTCTCCGGTATTTGCATTCGGGTTCCCTAAAGATAAAACCGATGAACTTAACAGAGCTCAAATGGAACTTAGTATGAAGTTGGGTTCTCGTAGGGAAATAATGGAGAGACTTGGAAAACAGAACATAGATGATTTAATGAGAGAAATTGATGAGGACACGGTTCGTTCTAAACTTATGGAGAACCCATTTAGTGAAGAAGATGGTATGAACTTTGATGAAGATGATGAAGATGATGAAGACAATCTCGGTGAAGAAGAACTGAATCAGGTGTAAAACTGATTCAGATTCTTTGTAATTAGAAAAATAACATGTATTTTTGATGCGCTATCTTATTATTAACAATAAAAATTATAAACTACTATGGCTGGATTACAGACATTAGACAAAAATCCCGAAGCTCTCCACGACATTGGTCAGGATAAGGGTAAACAAGTTAACGACAAGTTTGTCAATCCGGGAACTCCGGAAACTCCACTTGTTAGTATGGAACAGATGACAAAGGCGACCATTAGAGGAAATGGTTCCGATATCCTTAAAGAGAATCTCATTAAGTAACAGGAACATTTAAGTTGTAACAAGTAAAATCGAAGAAAATAAAAATGGAAACAGAAGAAGAAAAAATTGGAATCCCAGACACAGTTACGATTAATGGTGTTGTCTACTCTGTAAAAGAAACTCCGGCGTTGGTTGAGTTTATGCAACGGGTGGCAAAAGTAGAAAAGAACAAACTGTACTCACAGTTTGAAAACTTAAAATCTCAGATTGCTACCTTGGGCAAAGCAAAAATTGTCCCGGATTCGTCCGAAAAACCACAAAACTTTAATGTGGAAGAACTTGTGGAGAAGCTCAAAGGAACTTTTATCACTAAAGATGACCTAAAGGACACCGTTCGTGAAGTGGTTCAACCAGTATTAGCTGCGACAGAACAAAACAGACAGACAGAACTTGAAACTTTCCGAGAAGACCTTATCAAACAAAATCTTGGAGCCTGTATTCCGGACTTGGTTAAGGGAGAGACTAAAGAGGAACTTCTTGCTTCTCTTAAAGAGTCTATTCGGATTCGTTCACAATATCCCTCACCAAGCAGTGCTTCTACGGATGGGAAGCCTGTGGTAGACCCTCTTATAGTAAAACAACAAAGGGAACTTTCTGAAAATTTAGCGGGTACTCCTACACCCCAGATGACAGAAATCCCTACCCCTCCGGCTACTCCCAGAAGGGAAGCTCCTGCCGTAACGGGTCCTACTAACATAAAGGAAATGCCTATTACAGAGTTTTCTCAGAGACGGGAACAATTAGAACAGGAACTCCGAGCTATTTACGGATAAAATTAAATTCAATTATTAAAACAGATTAAGATGACTACATTTCTTTTTTGTATTTTGGGAATCTTACTGCCGATGCTTTCGGCGGTATTCTTCGGGGATACTACTTCTGCCGGCGCTAACGTAGGCGGATATACTGCAATCCCTCAAGCCGTTCGTGATTACTACTCACGAGAGGTTATGTTTCAGGCACAACCACGTTTAAGATTTTTACAGTTTGCTAAAGTTAAACGAGACTTGCAGGCGGTGAGAGGAAAATCTATTGTGTTTGTAAAGTATGGTAACTTAGCCGGCGGAGGTTCTCTTGAAGAACAGGACGTTCTTACTCCGGAGGCAATGACTACTTCTGAGGTAGTTATCCCTGTTAAAGAACAGGCTAACTCCGTTCAGGTTACGGAATATCTGCTTCGTACATCTCTACTGGATGTTCTTGGAGATGCTTCTAAACTTTTGGCAAACAATATGGCTATGGTTCTGGACGCACAGTTCCGGGATACCGCACTCTTGACTACCAACGTTGTTTATGGAGGAACCGCCAAAGCTTTGTCTGAGCTTACTTCTGGAAGTGCTTTTACTACTAAAACTGTAAAAGACGCTGTAGAGACTCTGGCTACTAACAACTCTCCACGTATTAATGGAGATTATTACGTTTGTATAGCTCACCCTCATCAATTGAGACAGCTTCGTGACGACAATAACTGGATTAATGCTAATACCTACATGGGTCGCAGACAGCTTTATATCGGTGAGGTTGGTATGTACGAGGGATGTATCTTTATTGAGACTACACAGATGCCTAAACTTAATGCTGCCCAGATTACTCAAAAGTATGGTGCGGGTGCTACTATCTCTGAAGCCTTTGAAGCGGTATTCTTTGGTGATAACGCTTATGCATGGGGTGTTGCTCTTGATGTAGAACTTCGTGATGACGGTGTTGTAGAGTTGGGACGTAAACATACTCTTGGCTGGTACGGTATCTGGGGAACCGGAATTCTGGACGAAAAGAATATCGTCAAAGCTCTTACTGCGTAACTGGGATTATAACAATTAAAATTTAAAGACATGGCTAAAGGAAAACAAATTTCTGACGAAATTTTAGAGGAGACTCTGAAAAATGGTTCTGAGCAACCACTAGATACTAATACAGGTGATGCCGACGCTTCTGGGGAAACTCTCTCTAATGAGGACTCTGCTATCAAAGCAGCAAGAATCGCTAAAGAGGTCACTACTACCACAAGTGCAAAAAATGTCAAGTTCCAAGTAGTGGAACCGGTAGATTGTATAATTGCCGGGATTCCGTATAAACTTAACAAGGATAAGAGCTATAACGTTCCTTCGGACGTGGCAGCTATTTTAGTTAACGCAAAAAAAGGTTATAGAATCTAACATGACTCAACCTAAGGTAACTTTGAATGAGATAATGATAGCGGTACGAGAGTTGACTTTCGACCGCTTCATTATTCCCGCATTTGCACTTAAGCGAATGGGGATTTCGTATTTTTTAGACGTTGATAAGACGTTTGTTCCTACTCCAATCGACCCTGACACCGTAGAAGCTAAGGGAAGACTCCGTATATATAGAAAAATAACTCAGACGATTGTGGAGACGGGAGAAGAAAAAATTACAGAAGAAACTATCGTAGACTTACCCTTTAGAGACTACCCGACTCTGGAGGATATAATGAACGCACTCATAGAAAACAACATCGTAGTAGCATACACCCCCTATTTCAGAGGACAGGAACCCTCAGATGTACTCATTCAAAACAAAGCCAAGGAGTTAACAGATGACATTACCCTTTTTAGAAGATATTTTTTCTCCGACTACGAGGTAAAGAACGTTATACAGTGGTATTACCACAGTGTTCTGGACTTACGGGAGGTAACACTCACGGATACTATAGTCGGTAAATTAGTTAGACCCTCAGAGAAACACCTCGCAATATGGGTAGCTTATCAGTTGGTGGATAAACGTAGGTTATATGAAAGTGCTGCAAGTGCAATAGGACAATCTTTTACAGACGGTTCCGACTATAGTGGAACAACAGAAGCAAGTATGGGAGCAGGCACAACAACCACTGTAAATATTGGGTCGGTATTTTCCGTTACTGAAGACCCTTCAAAGGGATATTTTTATGAGGACTTTAACAGAGTAGGTTCCGATAACGTTTTGGGTGACCGCCACAGTTTCTGGTATAGACTTATGCTCTATCTTAGAGAAATGCTGGAGACACAGTTTGGCGATTACTCACTTCGAAAAGATACTGTTATTCCTGGATACGTTTCTCTTCAAAGAGAGCTGGACTTCAGGAGCTATTTCGATTCATACCCATTTACTTTATCACCTCTTTCGAGAGGAATTTTATCAAAGACTCCTTAAGATATGCTTATCACTAAAAGTAAATTTTTGGGCTACCAAAATCAGTTTTACAAGAAACTGATGCTTACTCCGTACAAGATTAAGCTAGAGGTTGTAAAAGTTACAGAGACACCCTCTGATGGATTCTCTATTGATTCCTTTGTAGGAGACAGTGCAAGAGAACCAGAATTTTTCGAGTTTAGAGCTTTGTATGAAAAAGAGATTCCCAATAGAGTCAGAGAAAAGTATGGTCTTGCTAAAGAAGTTAACGGGATTGTTTACCTTTCCCCAAAACAGCTCATACCGGTTCTCGGAGATTATCACTTGGACTGGAACAGGACTAAAGTTCACTTTGAGGGAAGCATACAGGTTATTGATAAAATTATTTACCTGGAAGAGTTTAAGGAATATGGTGGATGTGTAGGAGTACAAATTTTCGTAAAAGACGCTCTAAAAGCATGATACGACATAAAGTCACTAGAAAATGTAAGTCTGGGAAAACCACGACTTACTGGAGAGGTTCTGAAGGTTCAAGGAGATTCGGAGACGGTGCCGAGTTATCCAAGAAATTCTCCGAATCTCGCATAAGGAAAGTTAATGAAGCTTATACTGATAAAGGAATCACACCACCGGAGGGTAAGGGAATCCATACTGTAGCATTTCACGAGAGAGCTACCGCAATTATGGGTTCCATGAAAAAATCCGGTAAAAAGGTGGACAAAGGGATAGCTTACGCTATTGCTATGAAACAACTTGGAAAAAATAAAGCCGTCCTTAAGGGACATAGGAGGAGTAATGGAAAATAAACCTAGTGTAATACCCAGGGCTCCGGAGTCACTTCGGACAATATTTAGGGAGCAATCCCCACCACCTCCTGTAAGAGAGGTTAATGAGGTTCAAGCTGCCTACGCACAAGTAGGACAAACTCCTAATAGAAACATTAAATCTTGGTATAAAGATATTTATGAGTTTTACCAAAACAACGAATACTAGTAATGGGACTTCCTATTTTACCCGTAATAAGGAGAATGGCGAGTTTAGCCTCTTCCAAGATTGCAAAAACTCCCCCAAAAGGGTATAAACGACAAAACCCCTCCCATTTTAAAGAGGATATGCAAAGACTCTCAGAGGATATTGCGGAGGAGTTTAAGGAGTTAGTGATAAAAAATATTGAGGAGAACACTTACGAGTACGCACTTTCTGAAGACACCATTAAAAGAAAAAACTCGGAGACTCCTCTTATAGACAGCCACGAAATGGTTGACGCAATATACAGGGAAGGGACTACAGTTTCGGTAGAAGATACTCCACGAGACGATAGTCCCTTAACTAATTTAGAACTCGCTATTGTTCACGAGTATGGAACTAAAGATTTACACATTCCTGCGAGACCTGTCTGGAGGGAAACCTTTTCAGACTTTGAAGACACCGCTAGGGATAAGGTACAAAGTTTTTTGGACACTGGTAAATTTAAAGATGGGAAATGAAAGAAATAAATATAAAATCACATAGCCGAAAAGGTAAGGGAGGAAAGGTTGTCAACATACCCGGATATACCCGTAGAGTTGGTAGAAAGGGACAACACTCTCCACCAAAACCCCGTAAGAAGCGTACCAAGGAGACGGAGGTCACTGAACCTCCCACCCCTAGGAAACTTCCACAGGCTATAAAGGATAGACTTGACAAGTGGGATTCTCTCGCAAGGAGACAAAACAACCTGTCTGTTGGAAGGTCTAAACAACTTAATGAAACCAAACAACCTCAAAAAAGCTACAGCGAGATTATCAAAAAGACTGATATAAAGACAAAAACCTTTATGACGACTTTTGAGAAAAAATTGAACAGGTACTTAAAATTATTGAGATGATGGACATTATTATTTCTAGACTCACGGAGATATTCTCCCTAGAGTACGTTTTTACAGTTATCCTAACCTCTTATCTTATCATAAGCGGTATAGACGTTATTAATAAGGAGAAGAAGGTACCTACTTGGGTAAAAAGGTTTGTGACCTTTGCCGTAGGGGCGACTTCTTTTTTTGTGTTTAGACATTTTACCGGAGTTGCTACGGAGTCACTCATTGCTTCGTATTTACTGGCGGTATTTGTGTATGACACAGCTATAAAGACTATACTTACAAAGTTGAACATAACCTATAAGAAGTAACATGTTGACCTCTATCTCACAGATTAACGAACAGTTTTTCAAGGTATTCCACGGAGTTAAAGTGAAAGTGGGGAATAAAACTATTTCCGTACCCGCCCGATACGCAAAAAAATCAAGTAAGGATTACTCTGAGGAACAACCAAACCAGAGCTACCCCTGTATTTCAATACAGGATTACACCCCAAAACTTAAGAGGGAGTGGTATGTGGATATGCGACAATACGTAGGAGGACTATCTTCGGATTCTCTTACGGCTTTTTTGTATAGTAACCCTTTGTGGATGGAGTTTCGATATGACGTAAGTGTAGCCGCAAAAAGCTACAACGAATTTATGGCTATAAAGGACTACTTTCTAGGGAACTATGTATGCGGTTTAAGGTTCCTCTTCAACCAAAAATTATCTGGAGAGGATTCTGTGGGAGACGTTGTCCCGTATACCGTAAGAGAAACAGACATTCCCCGTAATGATGGGATTATGGAGACAAACTATGAGTTCACCCTCTCTGCATGGGTTTACCCTAGAGAACCTAAGGAGGTTGAGCTCGTAGAGAACATTGTGGTCAATTTGATTCCTAAGAATGTACAGTAAAAGTTTGCTTTACAGGTGGGAAATAGGTATTTTTGAAGCATAAAATTTAAATATTATGGACGATAAAAAAGTTAAGATTAAGTCGGTACCGGAAACTCCGACAAAGACTGTTAAGAATCTTAATAGTTACAAAGTTGAACTGGCCCACTACACAGGTGTCATAGTGTTCCTTCCCGGAGAAACAAAAAAGATTCCTCTGGATGTAGTTATTCCAAACTCTAACGGATTAATAGTAAGATGATAGTAGGATTTACCATTACGGACCTAAAAGGCTATAGAGACGCTGCCATAGAATACATACAGAAGGTGTGTATTTTAGAGTCTCCGGAAATCGCTTCTAATATAGTGGATTCCGGAGTTGGTGTTAATGTGTACTCTAGTAATATTGATAGGGTGGAACTTTCAAGACAACCCTTCTCTACCAGAGCCATAGAAACGATAAATGGTAAGGTTCTCCTAATCTCTACAGTAAATTTTAATTTGGAACTCCTATATAATGGTAGAATACTAAGATTATACCCCACGCAATATACTTATATATTGATAGGTGAGGTACCACAGTTTACAAGGTATATACAACAAGGTTTGGTAACTACTATTCCCTTGTTTAATGAAGAAAACAAACAATGGCTGCTCTCTTCGGGTAAGTGGAATGATTCAAATGTATGGGTTGATACAGATTTTTGGAGGGACAATTAATGAATGACCTTGTAAGAACACTTGAAAGGATGTGTGACCAGGATGACCCCCAAGACCGCAAATTACTTTTACTCGCGGAATTGGTGGAAACTAAATGTGAAGCTCTGGGTAAAAACCAAGAGGAACTCAAACTGAGTTTGGACAAAACCAATGACAAATTGGATAGACTTACCCTCATACTAGAGAGGTATGAACAGGATAAGGATGACTGCCCTGTTTACAAAAATAAGAGCGACTTTGAGCGGTTGACAGTTCTCCTAAAATATCCTAGGATGTCTCTGTTGGTTTTACTGGGGGTTTTCTCCCTGCTAGTGGGAATGTTCAGCTCTAGCTTTAGTGACTTACTTAAATTCATATTCGGCTTATGAAACAAATTACAGTTATCTTAGACCCTGCTCATGGGTCTGATGTTCCTGGAAAGAGGTCTCCGGACGGAGCCCACCTTGAATACAGGTGGAGCAGGGAAAGGGTCAACTCTCTAAGAAACAAACTTAAGGCAAAAGGATACGATGTACTTGTTACCACAGAATCCGAGACTGAACCGGGACTTTCTAGAAGGAGAAGTTTTGCTACATCCGCTAAAGGAAACAATAAACTTCTTTTATCTCTGCATAATGATGCTGCGGGTAATGGAACTTCTTGGATGTCTGCTGAAGGAGCGTCTGTGTTTACTACCAAGGGTGTGACGATATCGGACACTTGTGCGGAGATTATCCTTAAAGGATTTGAGAAGAACTTCCCGGATATAAAAATAAGAAAGTTTACCAACACCCCCCTTAATAGGGATTTTGAAGAAAACTTTACAGTTTTATCTGGCTCTGGTTACTACGGAGTGTTGGTTGAGTGGCTGTTTCAGGATAATAAAAAAGATGTTGAGAAGTTATTGGACCCAAAGTTTAACGAAAGGTTTGAGACTTCATTGGTAGAATCTATTGAAGAAATAAACAATTATTTTAGTACAAGACGATGAACAAGACCAAGAAAGTGAGTATATTTTTGACGGTGATTGGGGTCATGGTTATTATAATTGCTATATTTGCGAGACAGTACTACGAACCTCCAGAATATTACGATGAGGGTCTCTACAAAGAGAACATTCAGATTCTGACAGACACAATCAATGAACTTAAAAAGGACATTGCTAGGTATGAACAGGAACTTATTCGAATTGATAAGGAGAGGCAGAAGTTAAAAGAAGAGGTAAAAGCAATAATTAAGGACAATGACAAAATTGATATTGAGCTTTCTAATGGTGATTGGGGTCACAACATTGAGTTTCTCACAAACAAGCTATCCAAAGAGACTGTTAGTACAGGGGGACACAATTTTGGGAATTACCAAAAGCCAGATGGTTACAATAAATAGGATGCTGAACAGGGGTGACCTCTATGAGGAAACCAATACTAGACTGTATAAGGAGTTGGCTTTGACCGACTCCTTGTGTAATTACTTGAAGGAGGTATCTTTTAAAAAGGATACTATTATAAACCTGGAGGTTGAAAAATTCCGACAAGCTTCTGAAATTAATGAGAGCCTTAAAACCGCCCTTATTGTGGAAAAAAACAAAAACAGAAAGAACTCTTTACGGGTAGGAGTCGGAGGAACCCTTTTGGGGGTTTTACTAGGAGTTCTTCTAAGTAAATAACTATTTAAAATAAATTTAAAATGACTGACGTAGGAATAAACATCTTTGAAGGTGTGGCTGCTGGACAATCCCCGTATAAGGAGCCCTCTAAAAGAAATATCGGACTTCTTGGACAGTTTACTAGGGGAGCATCATTTACTCCCACTAAAATAGAGTCTATGGAGGAGTTTGATGCCGTATTTGGTGGACAGAACAACTCTTTTTTCGGACCCGCAATTGTTAGAAGTATCTTTGTGGAAGCTAAAAATTCCCCTGTTACCCTCTACATTGCAAGAGTAGTTGGAACTGGTTCAGAAGTTGCTGATGGTCTCACTACTCTAACAGACGATGCTACCATGGAAGTTTCGGCTTCTTATAAAGGTTCTGTGGATACTGGTTCTTGGGCCAATGGGATAGTTGTCACCCTCTACTCATACAGCTCTGTTGTTAAAGACATGTTCACCCTTATTGTGAAGTATAAAGACGCTACCGAACAATACCATGGACCAACACTTACGGACATACAGAAATCAGTTAACAAAACTAGCAAGTATATCATGGTGTCGTTTAGTAAGGAAATAAATAAGCTTGTTCTTAAAAACCTTACTGGAACAGTCACCGCCCAATTAAACACTAGTGAGGTTACTGGAATTGACACTAAGTTCTTGACGGAGCTTTCTGTGGGTAGTACTCTCTATGATTCTGATGGAAAAGTCGTTGGAGTAGTCTCTTCTATTAGCACAGACACTAAACTCACACTTTCTGGAAGACCTCTCGTTGCAGTTACTAGCACTGCTATATCTAAAAGAGATGACAAGACATACTCGGTTACTCTGTCTGGAGGTGCTGACGGAGCCGTTTCTGAGAGTGACTTCTACCCCGTGGAAAGCTCAATTTCTCCTAAGGGATTGGCTTGCTTCGATGGCGCGGATGTGCAGATTATTTTCTGTACGGAGTACCACTCCCTGTCTATGGCTAAAGTGTTGGATCAATACCTTACTAAGTGTAAGGGACCTATCGGAATTATAAACCTCCCACTTAATTCGGATGAAGGAACTGCGGAGTTGTATGCTATGGAGTTACAAAAATCTGGTGTTAGTTACCTAGCGGGGGCTTACCTTGGGTGGTGTAAAGTTCCAGATTCTGAAGGAAACCCTGTACTTATACCGGCTGCTGGTCCTGTTATTGGTGCGGGTTACCTTAGAACTCCTTATCTTCAAGGAGGCTATATACATATTCCTCCGGCGGGAGTTGACTCCCTTTTATCAAACGTTATCGAGGTTATTCCTGCGGGCTTGTCACAACCTGTTATAAACAAATTGGTAAGCCAGTTTTCCTGTAACTTCTTACAAAAATTGGACAATTCGGGTTATTACGTGGGAAGTTCTAGGAGCTATTCAACGGATGATTTGTACTCCAGTATTCACATAAGACTTCAAACCTCCTACTATGTAAGAGCTTTGAAAAGCAAACTGCGATTCCTGGAACAGAAAAACAACTCTCCGGAACTTAAACGGGAAGCCTTGGTTGAGTTAAACCGCTTCTTTAAAACTGAGTGGGAGAACGGAGCTCTGGAAAGAAGTGTTTCTTTCGACACAGCTTATCAAGGTATCTGTGATAAATCTAATAATCCCCCTACACAGGACAGAAAACTTATGAACATCTCTTGTTTATATATACCTTCTGAGTGTACGGAGAAAATTCGGATCGACCTTCAGAGAAACGACAGAGTATTATTAACATTAGAAACTGAATAACTATGGCAAAACCCCAAAAACCACAGGACGTTTATGTAGTAAACGGGTGGTACCTAAACATTCCTGTTGCAGGAATTAACTCGGATGGAATCTTTGAAACCCTTGAGGGTATGAAAAAAGGTTCCGGCATTGTTGAAGTTGTGGACGCGGGCACTAACAGGAAACATAAGTTCAACGACCAGATTGTTGACTATGGAGATATGACTCTTACGAGAGCGTACAATGGAAGTCCCGCTGACAGAGCTATGGAGACTCTGGTAAATGCCATGATTGAGAATGGATTGAAACTTCCTGTTACGGCGGTTAAGATGCACCATGGTAAAGAAGTAATGACCATTGTTTTCGAGGGATTCGCTTTCAATGAGGCCAATTACCCTACGATGGACACCGGAGGAACTGATAAATTTACGGTATCGTACACAGCACACTGTGATTCGTGGACGATTATACCTGTAGGAGCATAAATTTTTAAACTATAACACATTAGAAACATGGATGGATTACATTTTGAACTTCCCGTAGGACTTCGTATCAACGGAGAAGTTTACAAGGACGTAGAATTGCTCAAAACAAATGGTGTTGCGGAGAAAATTTTTGTAAAGAAAATCCCGGAAAAACCTTTCACATGGCAAGGTAATATAGTATCAGCTGCGGTAAAATCTATTGGAAATATTGAAATAGGGGCTGAGGTAAGGAGAAAGTATCTTGAAGAAGGTGCCGTAACCATACCTAACCCCGTTTTGAAACTACCTTTGGCGGAGATAAATACTCTACTGGTAGAGATACATCGTAGAGCCTGGGTTTCTTTTATCCCTAAACAGGAAGTCATCTGTAAGTACTGTGGTAAGAAGCTACTCGCGGATATTGACTTGGATAAGATTGACTACCTTCCGGAGGTAAAAGAGAGAATGGAAGAGATTACCGATTACGAACACATAGTTATTGACTTGAAAGACTCCTTTGTACCTCCCAAAATTCCTAAAATCACTGATAAGGAGGAGTACAGAGGAGTAACGGAAACCGAGTATAACCGGTTTGTTTTCAGAGTCCCTCTTCTGGAGGATGCTATAAGACATGAAAGATACTTTTCGGATAGTATCGGTTTCTGGAGGAGGATTGCTATGGACTGCCTTATCGGTATCTCATGTGTAGAATCTGAAGTGGTGCTTGATACTTTACCCAAAGAATTTCATACATACTACGGATTAAAGATTTTCAACGAGTATTTATCCGGGTTCGACTTGCGAACAATCAGAGCCGAATTAATAGAGTACCTCCCAACTCTTCCCTATGCTTACTACGAGCTTTGTGGATGTGACGAACAAAGGGAGATACCTATGGTAATGGAGGTGAGCAATTTTTTCTCGGAATGACGTTAGACCCGGCAGGGTATCAGTTTTGGCACAAGGAATACCCTATGTTTAGCCAATGGGCTACTCAGAAGGGTATTCTCTTTCTTCCAAAAGAAACCGCGGAGGATGAAGAGCTAAAAAGGTACAATCTAACGTCTAAAGCTTATGTATTAATGAAACGACTCAATCAGAGCTATGATAGAATTATGAGTATGGATGCTGAAGAAAGGGATATGCTCTTCGAAATGGAAATGAAACTTATTGAGGAGGAGTCAAAAAATGAATAATTTATGGCAAAAGCTACAAGAGGCGGAAACGCACAATTTACGTATGACTTTGGAATCGCTATTGCACAAAGCACCGTTGATAAGGTTACTAGATTAACCGGAGCAACGCTAACTCTAGCTTCCGCATTTTATGCCCTTAAGACTACTGCTACGGAGTACGTCAATACATTAAGAAGTAACACCCTCAGATTTGGGGGTGTTCTTTCTACTTTAAGAGCTATGGAGGATGCCCAGAACAGACTTATAAAGGGACAGTCCTACTTCTCCGTAGATGACCAACTAACCGGTATGAATAGGCTAATGTCAGTGGGGGTCAAAGTTAAAGAAAACTTCGATTGGGTTAATAAGGCTGCACACGCTACCGGAAAAAGTTTCGGAGAGTTCTCCTCTGCCATACAATCGGGAATATCTGGCAACATGCAGTCACTGGTTGACATGGGTCTCCTCACACAGAGGGCTACCAGAATGTTTGATAAGTACACAGCCAATACTGTCCAGAGACAACAAGCAATTCTTAATTTTGTTAAGAACCATAAGGGTCTCATGAACGCTATAAAGAATGACTTTGAGACTATACAGGACCAAACAAAAAGAATTGGGGAGACTTGGAGAGCCTTCTTACAGTCTGTTATGGGTAAACCAAATGACCCAAATAGCTTTTATGGACAAATAGTTGCTTCCCTTAAGATGGTTGCCACAGCCCTTGCACGTAATATGGAGCAGATAAAGAGGTACGGGTTCATAATAGGACAAACCCTTGGATGGGTAATTAAACAAATCGGACATTTCGTGGTGTGGGTTGGAAAACAAGTTAAGAGAACTCTCCAATCTGTGTGGAGTGTGACAGATAACTTCGTAGAACAGACCCGCTCTACTTTAGTGTGGTTAGAGTTCTGGAAAGTAAAAGTGGTGTCATTCTTTAAGACATACTCCAGTGAGATAAAAGGAATACTTAAACTTGTTCTGGCGTACAAAGCCTTGAAATATGCCTTCCTTATCGGAGGTTACGCAATAGCTTCAGTGCTTAAATACAGAAGAGCAATTCTAAGCGTATTCCTACTTCAAAAAAGGTATATTGCTATGATGGGACCTGCGTTGGGCAACTCCTTTACGAGGTGGTTACAATCTTTAGCGGTTTTTATGCCTAAATGGATACGTAAAATATGGGTTTCCGTGGGTAAATTCATAGAGAGAAGTACTTTTGGTGGAGGGTTTCTTCGGTTCTTTACCAGAGCCGGCTCTCTCATAGTAAATCTCGCAAAAAATATAAGAGTCCTTTGGGTCGCTCTTAATGCTACGAACCCTATAGGATGGGCGATATTGGCAATAACCTTATTAGCCACCTTATATTTTAAATATGAGAAGTTCAGAAATTTCGTAAATCTATCTTTTAAGACTTACATAGAGTATCTTAAACTTTTGTGGAACTCTCTTATGTGGCTTTATGTGCAGGTAAGAATATTACTTATAAAATCTGGGAGGTTTTTCATGGATAATATCTGGAAGCCGGTTTCCGCTTTCTTTAGTAAAGCTACCGGATGGGTGTCCAGTATGTGGAATAAATTTATGGATACTCGTGTGGGTAAATGGGTAAAGGAGTGGATAGTTGACCCTCTAAGAAAGGTGTTTGATTACATTGCCGGAGTTTGGGGTACCATCTCCGGTAAACTACAAGCACTGTATAATTGGCTTAAGGGTGCAAATACTGATGTAGCCAATGCAACACAGGCAGCAGCTAACAAGTGGGGGATTTCCGCACCTACCTTTGGAGGAGACCCTAACGGAACCACTCCTATAGGTACGTCTCCAAATACTCCCACTGCTCCCAATCAACCAATGACTACCAATCCCATAGTGGATAATAGACCTGTAAATAACTTCTCTGAGGGTGACACACAAAGTAGCTCAATGAGTTTCAGCCAAGGTTCTATACAAATCATAGTTCAGAAGGGGGAGAATATTGATGAGGCTAAACTTGCCAGAAAGATTGAAGCCGTACTAAATGAATTAAGTAGAACAAGTAAAAAGAGGGGAGGTTTATAATGATTGAAAAACTTGGACAAGGACCCATAAATACCGCGGCTTCTTCTTTAAGAAGCCAATTTATGTCTATATTTAGAGAAAGAACCTCAACAGCCTTCTCTAATGACTCTAATAGGTATCCTAGGGAGTATGTCACAACACGGGGACTTCTAATAAGTAAGACTCACCTAAATGAGAAAATCCCGGACTTGACTAAAGGACATATCTTCCAGTTCAACCCTGCTACGGTTGACGACGTTAAGAACACCATTTATGAGGTGAGAGGTTATACGGGGCTGTCTTATAATGACTACGTATGGAGTGGGGGAGGAGAAAGAGTGGTATCGTTCCAACTGTTTTTGGACAATACTCCTCAAAGTAAGCAAAGACACTTTAGACCGGAGATGTATGGTTCTAAAAGAGCCTTGGAGATTGAAAACTCTTATGGAGGTTACGGGTATGACTCCTCTGGTAGAATAACTGACACAGCTTCAAACTCTTCTACCCTTGGGGGAGACATTAAAAAGACTCTCAATTACTCAGCTTCTGAGGGACCTCAGAGCTTTACGTACACAGGAGATGCTTTTTCCACTACCCGGGTTGATGAAAGAGGGATTCTTCCGGAGGTTGAAAAGATTCAGTCGTTCATGTATCCTGCTTTAATGAAGGGAGAGGAGGTTCCAAGGTTTTCTGAGGGCGGTGTGGTAAGTCAGGTACAATTTAGACCCCCTTCCGTTGTGGTACTGACTATTGGGCCATTGTATTTAGAAGGAGTCATTAAATCAGCACCTGTTCAGTATACCCTGTTCGATAAAGATTTGACCCCTATACGAGGTACTATATCAATTGAAATGGGTATCTTTGAGTACGAAGATTTAAGTAGACCCGAATCATTAAAATGGAATGCTATAAGATGATAAGTCAAAATTTTTACAACAAGAAAAACCTTACTTCTCAATTTTTGGGAGGTAAGGTTAGTCATTTTCCTATAAAGGACCCTTCGGTGACCTCCGAGTGGTACGACTACATAATTAAGGCGGAGGAGACAATCTATACGATTGCTTCTAGGATTTTTGGTATCAACCTGGAACATCTTTGGACGTACATTGCGGATAATAACCCTCCTAGACACCCAGATGAGTGGTCCCCGGGTGACGTTATTAAGTTGCCGAAGGTTATAATTAGAGATTCTGACACTTTAACGTATACTAAGAATGGCTAATCCTTTACAACCTCAATTTAAGATAAGGGTTTTCAATGGTAAGAAGATAAACCTTGATACCCTAAAAGGAACCGGCATCACGGCTAGTTCCGAAGGGGACTATATAGACGTTGAGTACTGTACAGCATATCCCGTTGTCTATAAGGAAGAGGCATCTCTCCTTAACACACTGTCATTTTCAATAGATAAGTACGGAGATATCCTTCTTTACTACTTCTTTATTGGACAGGCGGTGTCCCTATACGGAGGATACTATACAGAGACCTCCACCGGAATGCGCCACGTATTTTCTGGTTCAGTAACTAGAGTAAGGACATCTTTCCTGGACTCTGGTCGTATAGTTGTTACGGTGGAGTGTATGAGTTACTCTTACACTAAACTTGGTAGGGATAAGAAAAGTTTTGTTTACCCAGACTTCCTCAGCGGTAGAAACTTTGCTAAAAAATCCTCCTTAAAATTACAGGATATTATTAAAGGGATTGCTTCGGACAACAACATACAATTGGGAGATGTGGAGCTGTCTCCGGAAGCCAACAAAGTAACCTTTACCAATAAGGCTATAAGGTATCAAAAAGAGGTTTCCGATTGGAACTTCTTAAACCAACTTGCGGAGGATTTCGGTTGTACCATGTGGATTTCAAGTACCAATGGGGAGGAGAGACTTAATTTTGTCTCTAAAACCAAGGCTTTTGAAAAACAAACCTCTGATTTGGGATTCATATTCCCTCTACAGGGAGCTATCACTGATATAAAGGATTATGAGGTACAGACCTTCCCTAATTCGGAATACAACAGGCCTAGAATTCTTCGGTCTTTGGAAGTTGATGAGGATGTTTCTGCGGCAAATGCTGTTTCCAGAAGTGCTATGTACTTTGATAAAACTACGGGGGAGTATAAAGAGGCGGTATCCCTTATTGAACAGGATAAAGATGGTAAAACATCTATAACATTCTACGAACTGGATGAACAGAAGGTTGCCTATGTAAGTGAGAACTTCCCGGACATTGCTAAAAAGATACGGGATAGTAGTCCTACGTCGTTGCCTTGGGGAACTCCAGATAACCCTAACTGCTCCTCATACTATTATACCAAGGTACAGAAATATGATGCCCAAACGGCAGTTTTTGACAAGGCCTTTTATGGAATAACTGTAACAGGAAAAGTTAATCAGGATTTGGACATACGTTCTCAAAGAACCTATCCCATACGAGGAATACTTAGCTACCATTCTAGGGATATAAACTCCTCTTTCTTTTTAAGAGGTCTCTCCCACATTTGGGATTCTGACGGAACATGGACCGAACTAGATTTTATAAGATAATATGATAGAATTTGCTAAAATTACAGGGGAAATGGAGGGTAATTTGCTTCAAGTTACCATGAGAACGGGGGAAAGTTTATTTGCCCCCATCGCTATTATGGGCACAGATGTCACTATTCCTTCTCTTGAATGGGTTAAGAGGAATAAAGATTCGTTCCTAGCCCTTGTTACGTATGAGAACGACATGAAGATTTCTCCGTTTGTTATAGGATTCTTCCCTGTTAAGGGAGCCAAATCTGAATCCTACAACTCCGTTGAGAAACTTCTGGAGGTTACATTAAAACTTGTAGAGCAACTTTTAAAAGCTAAGGTCAACACTATGTTGGGACCTCAACCATTCTTAATGGACACCCTAACTACTTTAAATTCTCTAAAGAGTGACTTGGAGAATATTTCAAAGGATATCTATAAATTAAACCTATAAAATATGCCGTTAAATAAGAATAAACTTGAAGAAACCCTTTATGGGGGAATTTTTAGAGTACTTCTAAAAAGAACAGAAGCGTCTACTTCTGGGGATGATGACTTTTCTCCGGAGTCTGTTATAAAAGAAGTCGCAACAGAGCTCTCTAGAGTTATAACCGAGGCGGTTAATGACTATGTGACCTCTGCGGATGTCAAGGTTGGGAGTACAAACATTGCAGTAGTAAGCTCTGCTCCGGGAGCTCTCGGAGTAGTTCAATCACTTAAACCAGCTAAATTAACATGAAAGGATTACCAAGCAGATTTTACTTGCAGAACGGCAAGTTTAAATTAGTTGACGGAGTGGAGAAATCTAGGGATAATATATGGTTTTACTGTATATTTGACAAATTTAGAGTGTACTCGTCAGATTTCGGAGCTGATTTCGTATCTTTGGTCCAGAAACCAATATCCAGTATCATATTAAATAAGACACTTATATTGGGAAAGCTTAAAAGAGGTATTCAGAAATACGTTCCAAACGTTTCTGTAAAAGCTATCGACATAGGAAGACTTCCTAACGAACGTAGGAGCTACACCATGTTGATAGAGTACACCTCTAAACAGGAAAATAATGTAGAAACTCAAGACGTTACTTTTGTATGAATAAACAACAACTATTACAGTATTTTTCAGGCTTGGATGTAGCCACTCTTCAAAGACTGGAGAAGTATTCTAAACTCCTTATAGTCCCAGATGAGGATTTGCTCACCAATGTCAACATGGTACAAATGGTGGATAAGGCACATAATCTGGCGGATTCACTGTTTCCAGAGTGGACCGATAGAAGTAAGTCTGATTTTGGAGAGTTTCTGGTAGAGTTATTTGCCCTTTTCTCCGAAAAGGATTTCTGGTACTTGAATGCTTTTGCTAATGAAGGCGTTTTTAGAAAAATGAAATCTTACAGCAATGCCTTCTCTAAAGCATCCTCTCTGGGATACTCCCCTATTACATGCAAGGCCTCTTCTGGTCCATTCTCTATAGAGTTCACCGCGGGTGAGGAGGTTACCTATGAAAGAGGCGACTTAATTTTAGATGTTGGTGGATTTAAATTTTCTAATGATACTCCGATACAGCTTGAATCTTCAACGTCCCCGCTCACAAAACAGGTTACACTCTATGAAGGAACACAGGTGGTAGAGGATGTTACGTATAACGGGTATAGAATTTTCATTAGAAAGACTAATATAGACATTGATAGTATCTCCGTAACCATAGACAACGTAACCTATACAAGAGTTTCCAACTTTGGAATGTCAGCTAAGGACAGCACCCATTTTATGGTCCTTCCGGAAGAGGACGGCTCCTGCTCCGTATTTTTTGGAAGCAATGGTTTTGGAGTTTCCCCCTCTATAGGTAAGATTATACACGTTGAGTATAGAAGATGCTCAGGGTTACCTCAGATTGTACGGAAGCAATTACCAACTATCGTGGACAGTTTGTCACTAAGAAAGGCTTCTTCTGCTACAATGCTTAATGACTCCTCCTATGGAAGGTCTCCGGAGAGCCTTACCTCCATAAAGGAAAAAGCACCTTTGTTTTTTAATAACAAACGGGTGGCTATAAACGAGAGCACCTCCGAGGAACTCCTTAATGGGTTTCCTTTTGTTCATAAATCTAAGGTGGTTGTTATTGGTAGGGAGGTAGTCTACAGAATAATACCCTCTTCTGGGTATCTTGAACCGACCTCAGAGGAACTTGATACTCTATCTAAGGAGTTCAATCCTTATATTATAGCAGGGTATCAAGGAAGGTACTCTAGTAATACTTACAGGGGACTTCTCACCTCGGCTAGTACCATTGCCACCAAATTATTAGTAGATGCGATAGTATCCCCGGGTTACGATAGAACATCTGTGGAGGCATCATTGAGACAAATAATGGAAGACGTTACAAACCCTCTAGTTAGGGCGGAGTACGGAGGCTCGTTTAGTAAGAGCCAGACTGACCTTCTTATGAGGTCTTCTGTTCCAGGCGTTCAGAGCGTTTCCTTTAGAATGTTGGTCAATGGTAATGAACAAATTTTGCCGGATGTTACCCTTCTTGAAACTGAGATTTTTAGGAAAGTAAGTCAAACCGATTTAATAGTGAGAATAAATGTTATCTAAATCAGTTCCAGATAAACTTAAGGAGACTCCACAAGTTTCTAAGTTCTTAGAGGTTTTGGACCAGCTACAGGGTTACAAGTCCTCCGTGATATCCGAAGCTCTGCGGGTCAATAACCCCGGAGTTTGCATGGATAGAAAGTGGATTTTAAAAACCTTGGAAGAACTAGGTGTTAAGGGACTGCCCCTAGACTACCCAATACAACCTCTTTTGCAACTTGTTCTTAACGCGGATGCTGTTTTTAGGACACGTGGTAGTAAAGAGGGGATAAAACTATATTGTAGTGTTTTGTCTTTGGGAGAGGTTGAGATTGATGACTCTGAATTTTATGTGGACCCGACTATAATACTTTTAGACTCTTTGGTTCAAGGTTACGCCACAGGGGACAACGAGAGTAAAACTTTTCACGTGGTTTCGGACACATCTAACATTAATCTGCCTACTAAGCTACGGGTAACAGTTAGGAGTGCCTTTTTCAATGGGACTTCGCCTAAAGAGGCTTCCCTTATTAAGAGCTACCTAGAGCAAACCATAGACAAACAACTCCCGTTTAATCCAAATAAGGAGATTACGTTTGTCTACGAAGAGTACCCTAGGTTTTATTATCACAAACTTTTAAATAATTACTTCCATGAGTAGTATTTTGACGAAGCCCTTTTCATGGGCGAATAAAATTATCCGAGCAGCTTTTAAAGGTGCTCCCAATCTTCTTACAACTTCAGACCTTAATAGACAGCTGGAGGCGTTTAAAAAGGAGATGTATGTGCTACAACAGGGTTCTGGAGTAGTCATATCCGATTTATGGGTTACCGAAAGAAACTATGGGGTGTACGAAGTTACAGGGTCCTATATATTTTGTGCGGGAGTTAGGTTTGACCTTGCCATAAACGAAACTATTACAGTTCTGGAAAATTCAAGACTGGAGTTACGATTATACGCTAAAAAGTCACTTGTAACATACGCGGATGACTTTAGTAAGGAGATTTCTGGTGCCAAATTTTCAGATAACACCACACAACCGGCTGCTGACCATTATGTGTATACGGAAGCGAAAGTTCTTGCAGTGCCGGCTTCTGGACCCAATGTAAACTTTGAGTATTCTGGAAGCGGGGATTTTGAATATGTTACCACGTTAGGTGTTTTTGAGAGTGTCCCTAAACCGGCTACGGCAACCTTCCCCTCCCTTTATTATTACCAACTTTACACGACACACATGGGTAGTAACCTACTTAACATGGGAATCAAGTCTGGGTATTTCAGACAGTTTACGTTGCCCACAGTGGATACCCTCCCTAGAGACCTCGTACCGGCTGTTAATGATACTTGGCAGGACTCTGTACATAAACTTTGGAGTAGGTTGTACACCCTTGAAAAGCGATTTTTCCAAGAGACTACCAGAGGTGACTCCATGGTAGATAGTATGATGTCTTACAATGGGATGACGTTCCCAAATAACAGGAGATTCTTGAAGGTTTATGATACACTTCCAGCCGAATTTGGTGCTTGTGAACTTTACTATAATTTCCACATAGTGGGTAACATTTGTTTTGTTGCTGGCAGGACAGTTTTTGAAAAAAATACGGCGACAGACCCTCTTAAACAAATCGTTAGTTTTACCATTGGTACCGCGGATAATGAGATACCTCATTCTCTATACTACACAGACACCTCTTGTGCCTTAATTATACAGAATGATCCGGAGATAGAGAACGCGGCTACTGCATTAAACTCTAAGGGTTACATTGACAGAAACAAGATGTATTTTTCCGGTATTCCTGCTGCGGGATGTACTCTGGAATGGTACGCTACCTATTGTTTTTCGTCCAAGAAATTCTGGAAGAACTCGGTTGATGACAGATATGGAAACTTTAATGATATGCGATAATATGGTACCAATTAGAATTGATGAGAACTCTCTTGATAAGAGTTTAAAGGAAGTTTTTGAACTTCCAGAGGGGAGTATTTTTTGTATTTCCCCAGAGTATTTTGAGAAATTTATTGAACTTATTCCGGACGATAAGTACTTCAAGTTTTCAAAAATTAATGAAGGAACTCCGGAGTATGTCCGCTACGGTGCTGACAGTTACAAAGTGCTTAAAAATAAAAAAACTTATTGTTTTTAGAGCGATTTGGAAGTGCCAAAATTATTTATTATATTCATGTTATCTTTAAAGAAAAGTTACAAGCTCCGAGGTCTTCTCGGACAATAATATTAATATAATATAATATATTTAATATATATATAATACTAAAACTAATTTGCGATGAAGGTAGCGAGCAGTATCACAGCGACCGAGTACGATTTAAAATATTTAGGCGTTCCTGTTACACAGATACAGGAGGACTTGACGTTACCCAATCCGGAGTACGCAAATATGAAAAGGTTTGGTAAGGGGAGATTCTACAAGACAGTTTCTCCCCATATCTGTTACCTTAAAAAAATTGGGGATTCTTACATTATTCCCAGATATTATTTTGGTGAGGTACGAAGAACTTCTATTGACGAAAGAATACCTGGACGTAACTTAACCTCATCCCACCACATTAAACTTAGAGACTACCAAGAGGAGTTTATTAATGCTAACGAAGATACCATCCGTTCTACTACAGGCCTTATTATTGAAGCACCCTGTGGTCACGGAAAAACATTAAAAGGTATCTGGTTGGCGTTTCTTCGTGGAAAACAGACAATGGTTTTAGTCCCTACTTACTATTTGGCGCAACAGTGGAAAGAACGCATAGAGGAATTTACAGACGCTTCTGTGGTAATTTTAAGGTCAACTGATAAAGAGGTTCCGTTGGATAGTGACTTTACAATTGTCGTAATGGACCTTCTTACTTGCAGACAACTTCCCAAGGAGCTTATTAAAAACATTGGTCACGTTATTCTTGATGAGGCGCACAGAGTCGGTGCTGAGGTGTACCTTCCAATCCTTGATGAGGTTCCTGCAATGTACCGAACTGCATTAACAGCTACTTTCCGAAGAAACGATGGAGTGCATAAGATTCTTAAATATCACTTTGGAGAACACATAAAAATGGATAACCGTTTTCCCAAACCTGCTATTTATGCAATTAGGACAGGTGTTAAGGTTTCTGGTGTTCTCAGCAAAAATAAACCTCATGAACACTTTAAAAAGTTTTTGGACGGCTTAGGACATCCCTACAACGAAACTTCTGGAGCAATTCAACTACAGGTAACCGATGCTTTGAGGGATGAAGTTGAGGAGCAACTAAAAGCTAAACTCGTTACTAAAACAGCCTACAGAGAAATAGTAAGTTCCTTAAAGAGGACCTCTGAAATGTCCTATTCTGTTTTGGACACTTACTTGAGTGAACATTGCGGGAGGAGAAAACTTATTATAAAACTTATCCAGAAGTGCCTTGATGCAGGAAGGACTATTTTATTTATCTCTAAACGGAAGGATGTTCTTAAAAGTTTACACAGGTACTTTGAGAAATACAGGCCCATGCTTATAGTTTCTGAAACAAATGACAGAAGCGAAGAAGACAATAAGTTCCTACAGGAGGAATGTCGGTTGGTGTTTGGAGTTACCCAGTTAACCAAGGAGGGTTTGGATATTGATAGACTTGATACCATTGTTTTTCATTTACCTATGAAAGATACCGAACAGGCTATAGGCAGAATCTCCCGACTATGTGAGGGTAAAAAATTTCCCTTGGGTCTTTACCTTCTGGATGACTGCCCTATAACCTATGCCGTTTATAATAACGCAAAAAAGTTCTTTAAAATAAACGGGGAGTTTAAGGGCGAACGAAATCTTCTTACCATAGGAACTGTTTTGTAGCGATTTGGAGGTTACATAAAAAGTACCTATCATTGTAGTATAAATTCCTATTAACATGATACGATTTATAAGAGAAGTAGTCAAGCTGACTATGTTTATTATTATTTGGGGAATCCCCATTTACCTTGCAGACAGATATAAGGACTCTGACTATCTATGGATGTTTTTAGCATGTGTTCTGGTTATGTCGTGGGTGTTTTCTCATTATGAAGATTTAGAGAATGTTCAAAAAAACAACAATGAAGATGAAACGACAAAAGAGTGAAAATCGAAGAGTAAAACGTTACCTACTCCGAAAGGGTTCCCGAAAAGACGAGTGTACGGAGTACGTAGATAACTTGGGTAATGAGTATCCCTACAAATGGATCGCCCAACTCTCCTCCTTTTATAATATCATTATGGGTTGCTTTAGAAATGGGTTTCCGGTTGCTGTTAATAAATTATGGTACAATGCGTGGGCGTTTTACCCCTTTTTCTTTTTCCGGAAAGACTTGAAAGCGGAAGATACTCTCACCATACTAAACCATGAGAGAATCCATGTTAGACAACAAAGGGATATCCACCTCTTAGTAAGTGTGCCTATAATGGCTGTTCTATCTATATTGGAACTCTTGGGTATATTTGACCAGTACTACCTACTTTTATTTATACCCTTTATACCTACAGTTTTTTATGGAATTGATTTTATAAGGTCGTGGGTGTTTCTTTCCGTTTATGGTAAACTTCTTTACGACGGGAAAAACGAGGAGTATCGAAAGTTGACATGGCAAATGGTTAGAGAGAATACTTGCTTTGAAAGAGAAGCTATAATGAGGTCCCCTAATCTCGAATATCTGTACGACAGAAAATTCATGGCGCACCTTTCTTATTTGTAACAACTACACCATCTATATAACACCAAGAACTTCCGAGGGTAAAGAAGTGTTTACACGGACAACACTCGGAAGGTTCTTTTATACCTTTATAATATGAAACTTATTTTTAATGAGGATTCTACTAGGGAGGATTACGAAAAATTATTCCTCCTAGGTAAGGGAGATGTCTTTAAAGTTTCCGGAGGTTATGAAACTGTTATGAGACGAATAGAGGAGTTTACCCCTCCCAGTTTGATTTTTGAGGTTTTCCCGATTAATCCGGGAACTGATTTATACACTTTGTATGGAGACTCTCATATTGTTATAGTTGACAAACGACAAAAATAATTATAACAGATTGATATAGAGCGATTTGGAACTTTCAAGAGTATATCTTATATTTGTACTGTAATTGAAACACTACATAAGTAGTAATAATAAACAATTTAATTTTTAAAGCTATGGTAATCGGAAAAATGAAACCGTTGGCTACAGTAGTAGCGCAATTCGCAGCAGGTGTTGAAGTAACAGCTATTGAACATGAAGGTAAAATGTTTTTGCCCGTAATGGCAATGGGAGAGTTCTCTAAACCAGAACCTATTGAGGGCACCACTAAAAAGTCTACCTCAAAGAAGGCTGAACCGGTACACGAAGAGGAAGAAGAACCGACAAAGGAATCTCCAAAAGAAAAACCGTCTTCCGACAAGACTTACACAAAGAACGAACTGATGGAAATGGAGTCCAAGGAGCTCGTTAAAATTTTGAAGGATTCCTTTGGTATTGACCCGGACGACCATGAGGGTAAAAACACCAACAAGAAACTTCGTGACCTTATTCTTGAAGCACAGAAGGAAGAGAAAGCTCCTGCCAAAACTTCAAAGAAGGCGGTTAAGGAAGAGGAACCCGAAGATGACGAGGATGCTTCTGAAGAGGGTTCTACCGAAGATTCATTGGTAGACGAAATCGCTACTATCCTTGAAGATTTCGATGGTGGTAAGAAGAATAAGAAGAAAACAATCTCTTCTATTGTTGCCTTGGGTGACGACGTTGACTCTGATGCGGTAGCGGAACTTATTTCAGAGTTCGAGGATGATGCCGAAGCGGATATTGACGAAATGGCTGCAAAACTTTCTGATATTGTTAACGGTAAAAAACCGAAAAAAGAAGCTAAGAAAGCGCCGGCTAAAAAATCTAAGAAAACCGAAGCTCTCGTGGAGATTGAAGACCTTGAAGTAGGCGACCGAGTTTCAGTTTATTGGGCTGACGAAAACGAAGATTGGTTCGATGGAAAAGTTGAGTCTATCAAAAAGGGTAAAGTTGTGATTGCCTACGATGATGACACAAAGGAAGCTATTGACCCAGAGGTTCACACAAAGATTAAGAAACTTGCTGAGTAATTCCGATTACCGTAAGTGAACAAGGAGTCGGGGTAGAGATACTTTCGACTCCTTATTTTTTAAACTAAAAATATAGACTAAGATGAACAAGACAGAACTTATTGACAGTGTTGCAAGTGCAACAGGGTTTAGTAAAAAACAGGTTAAGGAAGTAGTGGATAACGTTTTTTCGGTTATTGGCAATGAACTTTGCGAAGGGAATGAAGTTGTACTACCGGAAGTTGGAAAACTCAAACCTAAAACCAGACCGGCTAGAGTCGGTATTAATCCCTCCACTAAGGAGCCTATGGATATTCCGGCTAGTGTTACGGTTGCCTTTAAACTTTCTAAAACCTTAAAAGATAGTTTGAATGCCTAAGAAGAAAGCGGCTCCCTCTTACTCCAATGAGGATGTAGCCTTAAGAGGTATTGAATATGTAAACAAGAAGGAGACCATAAAAACTCTTGATGCGCAGTGCAAGGTTATCAGGAAACCCCTGGAAGAGTACCTTGATGCATTTGGTAAAACTTTAGAGAGTGGAAGTGTCCTTGCGGTTGTCAGTCATGCTGATATAGATGTCCATTTAAAGAAGACTCTTCGCATGGGAAAGGTTATGACTGCGGAAGCCTTGTCTATTCTTAAAGAGAATGGTCTCGATGATTGCATAGAACAAGTAGAGGTTATTAGGGAGGACATTGTAGAGCGACTGTACACAGACGGAAAGATAACAGACTCCTTGCTAAAGGAACTCTACGTGGAAAAACCTAATTATGCATTTAGTGTTGACTTAAAAGAAAAATTGGATGCCCCGAAGTAAAAAGAGGAGTAAACAAATTTCTTTAATAGTAAAAGGGGTAATGGTTGAAGCTGTTACTGTCTCCGGTTTGGCTGAGATAATTGGTAAATCTAGGAATACAGTATTACGATACGAGAGAAACGGGGTTTTTCCCCAAGCTCCTCTCATGTTGGGACAACTTCGCTATTACCCCCTTTCTCTTGCAAAGAAGTTGGTTCCGGTAGTGGAGAAACTCCCCCTACATAAGAAGCCGGAACCAGAGTTGGTGATACTTATTAATAAACTTTTTAAAGAGGAGAGAGATAAATATGCCGGAAGCTAAAAAACCAGGAAAAGAAATTTCCAAACAGGCTACCGTTCTTCGTAAAGAAGGTGCCAATGTATATTACGAAAAATCCGTTACGAAGAATCTGGGCAATTACGAGTCTGCAAAGGTGACTGTGGGTGTTACATTGCCTATAAGTCCTACCGAGGATGAGATAGCACTTATCAATGAGACTATCGAAATCGCGGACCAAATTGTCACAAGAGAATTGGAAATACAAGTTAGGGAATTAACCGAGGATGCGTAATGAATATTCTTCTTAGAATGAGAAAAGACATGGTTGTGACTTCACTGGTACCGTTCAGATATCTAGTGTACGCAGCCATGTTATCGGATGTCGTTCCCTATAAATCTGGGGAAGACGATGTGAAATACGGAGTTTTTTCAGAGACCTGTCAAGACCTTTACGACAGACTACCTGACTGGGACCACTCTGATGATAGAAGGAATGAAATATTTAAGGCCCTTAATGACTTGATGGAGGAGGGACTCGTTTGGTTCGATTCTGAACACAGAGTTTACCTAGGGGAATTTAGGGGAAAAAAGTTCTTTACCTTCGAGGTTGTAAATTCGTTGTTTGATAAGAGTCGTGAATTATTTGAGAAAGCACTTAAAGCTTACGGTAAATCTAAATCAGCTAAAGACCGTTCTAGGAGTCTATACATAGGGGAACAATTTGAGAACCTAATGACCAAAGGAGTTACTAATCTTACTCCGGGAGACTTTACAGACTTGCATGGGTATGCATATGAGGTTTATACGGGTGGAGAGATTTATATACTAAGGGGAAAGGTTGAACATTTCCAGACTACTAATATGCTTAAGGCGTATGATAAGTCTACAGTCTTTTCCCTTATTATAGAAAGCACCCTTAATTATGAGACCTACCGGAAGAAAGGAATGCCTACTCTAACAAATGTGGCTTGTATGAAAGACGACGTTTTTAGGTCCCTTACAAGAGGAGATTCTTCTAGTAAGGAGTATATGCGAGAGATAACATCATCTATTAATGAGAGCAATGATTCTGATTTTTAAATATGGATACAAAGACTAAAGATTACCTTCTTTACTGTGGAATAAAGACCTCTTGGCATTCTAAATACCTTAAGGACTTTAAAAATGATGCAGAGGCACTCAAACTTATTAAAAAGTATTTAGCAAAATCCAAGGATGCTGCACAAAGTGGGATAGGGTTATACCTCTGGGGTTCCAATGGAACGGGAAAATCACATCTCATGAACTGCTCCTTTAAACAACTTATTGAGAATGGTCACAGGGTTCGTATATACTCCATGGATGAAATTGTTGAGAAGTTTACGTCTTCATGGTATTCTGATGAGGAGAAAAAGGACCTCGACAATGTCTTAAGGAATATAGATTTTCTGGGGATAGATGAGTTCGGTAAAAACGTTGGTAAGGATGGAAACCCAGTATACCTTCCCGATTTAGTTAAAAGAGTTATGGAGTCTGTAATACGATTTCGGGTTCAGATGAAAAGACCTATCTGGTTTGCTTCTAATACGGACCCGAAGCACGTAAAGGATGTATTCTCAGAAGACGTTGCGTCCTTACTTAGGGAAGCGGTTATTGCGGTATGCGTAAGAGGAGATGACCACCGAAAGGTCATTGAAAAAGAAAACAAACTTAAATTTTTATAGGATGACTACAGGGGAACAGTTGTTGGTGGCGTGTCTTAAATTTAAGAGTCATAAGATTTTGTCCGTCGTTCAGAAACGGTGGCTTGATGACTCCGAAGTCACCCAGTATAATACGGTAATGGAGTACTACAGAGAACATGGAGACATGATGGGCCTTAAGGCTTTCTGTGACAAGTTTAAGTTAGACTCTTCGGAGGTTGACTCCAGACCCACCTATTATCTAAGTCTGGTAAAAGATAGGTATGTGTTCTCCTCGCTATCAGATAGTATTCCTAGATTTATGCGTTCTGTAAAGGACGACCCACGAAAAGTTCTCTCGGAACTACAGACTCTTATAACAAGTCTGACTGTAGATTCGGTAGATAGTAAAGACACTTTGTATTCTGATGACATTGAGACACGAAAAGCAGAGTACGAAGAACGAATGAAATCTCTAGGGGTTACTTATCTTAGTATGGGAACTCCCGACATGGATAGTACCTTTTACGGGTATAGGAAACACGATTTAATAACTATCGGTGGGAAAGCAGGACAAGGAAAATGCCTTGGAAAAGGAACACCTATATTAATGTACGACCTTAGCATTAAGAATGTGGAGGATGTAAAGGTTGGTGACGTTTTAATGGGACCTGACGGTTCACCTAGGAACGTACTTACTACTACAACAGGTGTGGAGCAAATGTACTGGATTAGACAGAAAAAAGGTATGGATTACAGGGTGAATGAGAGCCACATACTTTCTTTAAGGTACCCTAAAGTACGTACTAAAACTCATAGGGAAAACGGAGTCAAAGTTATTGACCAAAGAGATGTTACATGGGAGACCCATAATATATCTGTAAAGGATTACTTAGAGTCTCCTTACACTTTTAGAAAACATGCTAAGGGTTACAAATCTTACGGAATGGAATTTTCTGGGGAACCCCTGCCTATTGACCCATATTTTTTGGGGGTGTGGCTAGGGGATGGTACGTCTAGGGAGTTAACCGTTACAAGTTTTGATTTACCTATTATAAGGTACCTACAGAGCTATGCTAAAAGTTTAGGAGGGTGCCTAAGTGAAGAACCTTCTAATGAGGGAATCTGGAGGTTAAAGGGTTGTGGTAAACTATCTAAGAAGATGCGGGAACTAAAACTTATCAAAAATAGGTATTCAGTTGAAAAGGGGTTCAAACATATTCCCAAACAATTCATAAAGACATCTAGGGAAAATAGACTAAAACTACTTGCTGGGTTGCTGGACACAGATGGGTATCTTGGAGATGGTTCTTATGAGATAACACTCTCTAGTAAAATCCTTCATGAGGACGTGACTTTATTAGCTAGAACTTTAGGTTTATATGTGACCACTTCCGTAAAGGTTATTAATGGAAAGGAATACTACAAAGCTAATATTCAAGGGGAACTAGACGACGTGCCAGTTTTACTGAGTAGGAAAAAGGCTGCAAAGAGAAAACAGATAAAAAATGTCCTACATACCGGCATTACTGTTGAGAGGGACATTGTGGACACTTACTATGGTTTTACTATAGATGGGGATCACCTTTTTTGTCTTAGCGATTTTACAGTTACCCATAATACTTGGCTTCTTGTTTATCTTGCAATGATGCTAGAAAATGTACTTAAAGAGAGGGCTACTCTCGGCGATGACTTTGGGGATATACTTTTTATAAGTAACGAAATGGGGGAAGAAGAAATAAAGGAGCGAATTGACTGCTTGCGTTTCCGGTTACCCTATGGGAGTTTTATGAAGGGTACCCTTACTGAAAGAGAGAAGGGCAGGTACTACAGGGGACTGGACTCTCTTAAGAAAGACAAATCTCGGGTAAGAATCGTTTACAGTTGCCAAACAGTGGATGAGATATCCACCTATATAGGTTTATACAAACCCGCAGCAGTATTCATAGATGGTTCATATTTGATGGAAGGTAAGATGCAAGAAGGGTGGGAAAAAATAGCGTACATTACGAGAAACTTGAAACGTATTGCTAAAAACTCAAAGACCCCTATAATCAATACCACCCAGTTAAAAAGGGGTAGCTCTAAATCAAGCTCAAAGGTTGCGTCTGATGGAATGGATGATTTTGCATATGGTAGCTCCTATACACAGGACTCTGATATTGCAATAAGAATGTTCCAGGATGCGGATATGAAATTTCATGATTTAGTGGGTTGCGAAATAGTAAAGGGTAGACGTGTTGTAACAGGCACTACTCTTATCTTCCAGAACGACCTAACAAATATGCTTCATTCAATAACATTAACAGCAGATGAATCCAAAACACCAGAAAGAATCGAAGACTATTAATCTCATAAGAATTGACGGAACCGGAAGCATGCGTTTACAGGATAGGTCAATAAGAGATTGTAATGTTGTCGGGTACTTCTCTCTATACGGGAAAATGTTCTTTGTGAACAGAGACTCTGTTTACCCAGATTATTATCTCGTATCTGAGGCTTCTACGGGAACCTGTATTACCGAATATTGTTACGAGGATATTGAGACGGCGATAAAAAGCGCACTCACTTTCCTGGAGGATAAGAGGTATTACTTGCACACATCCATTGGAAAGATAGTAGTTAAGGAGAATTGTGATTTGCAAAAACGAAACAGCACAAATTTACAAACTATAGGAATAGACACGTTGCTTTATGGAACACAGTGAAGTTATTTACATTCCCATGCTACGTTGGGAGGGAGATGGTTGGGCGTTTTACCCACATAGGTCCGAGTTTTACGTAGAGTCGTACTATTGGAATGACGGTTTCAAATTCGCTATAGGACATTTAGAAGGAGGTGCCAAACAACTTGTAGAAGTTTCCACAGGCGCAAAGGCAATTTCTCTTAATAAATCTTATGCTAATAAGGACTCCTCAAGGTTCCTCATAAATGAGTTTGAAAAAAAGTTGAAGGCTTCTGGGATGTCATTAGGAGCATTAATAAGAGATTATTTAAAAACAATTAGAAAGGAGTTTGACCCATGGGAAAATTTATTAATATTGTAAGCGTTATTTTCGTTTGGCTGTGTGCTATTTTGGTTGCATTGTGGTTCGTTATTATACCAGTATATGAATATGTATGTACTTTCTCTTTTGAGTCCGAAATACGTCTTTATATACGTTTATTTCTACTCTCTTTTATAGTTAGTACTCTTGGAGTTTTACGACTATATAATTCTATAGTAGGAAATACCCGTTTTGCTATTAAATTACGAGAGGCTATAATTAAGTTTCAGAGAACCACCCCCTCTTTAGAGCGGAGTATAAAACTTCTGGTGCAGACATTACTTGCCGTTAAGAAATCTAATGAAGCAAATTCAGATAAACTAGATAAACTTAGTAACTCTATTAAAAAATAGTTATGCCTAAATTATCAGGTAAAGGGCTTATTAAAATCTTTGAGGGCTTTTCTCCAAAGACTCTACATAATGGACAAATTCGGATGGAGTGCCCTTTCAGAGAAAACCATTCGGATGGTAGCGGACAGGTTTCTTTTTTTGTGTCCCCACAGATAAATGCCTACCACTGCTTCTCATGCAATGCCAAAGGAAATCTTGTGAAACTACTAACAACCAGATTCAAGGTAGGCTACTTTGAGGCGGTCGGTATGGTACGACTGGAAGATTACACACCCGAAAAGAAGGAGTTCGATTTAGACTTGGTTTGGGATTTTAGTAAGGCACCGAAAGAATTCATTGACAGAGGTTATAAAAAAGAGACGCTACGTCACTTTAGAGTAGGAATGACCAACGACGAGAGAATATTTATTCCCTATTATCTGGATTTTAATAAACCTACTCAATTAGTGGGCTACCAAACTAGGACTTACGAAAAGACTAGGCGGGTGTTTAATAGCACCGGTTTCGATAAGACGAATTACCTTTACAATTTAGACTATTCTTATGAGTACGTTGTATTAGTAGAGGGACAGTCCGATGTTTGGAGGCTCCACCAATTTGGCTACAATGCTTGCGGATTAATGGGTTCTAATATTAGTGAAGCTCAGGTTAAACTCTTGTCAAAATTTAAAAGAGTTTATCTGGCTTTAGATAATGACGAACCTGGAAGACGATGTACGGAACTTTGTAATCACCATTTAAGAAGTCACACAGAGATTTTACTAGTACCCTATGAGAGTTCTGACCCCGGAACCTGTACAAAAGCCGAATGGGTTAAAGCTTTCTCCAATTGTACTGACTACATTGTGTACTCTCTTGAGATGTCTATGAATTGGGAAGGTTACCTTGAAATGAGGGATGAAGTTTTAAAACCTAGAAAATGAAACTAGCTTGTTTAAAAGTAGGAAACCTTTATAAATACAAAGACCTTGAAATATTGTATAAGGGTTGGCTTGATAGGGGAACTAGTCCACTATTTGTTTTCTCCAATAATGGGGAAGAGCTGCGATTGACTGGAAATGACGTAAAACATTTTGTAACAAATGCAAATACTATCAGAAAAATTTAAAGACAGGTGTCCTCATGTTAATGTAATATTGGGAAGCTCTGAGGCAGCATACCAAGCTTTTAGGAGATTTCTTAGTGAGTGTCCAACTATGGGACTCGTTCTTATATGGATGAGAACCCCGCAAGATTATCCTATCTCCGGAGTTCCTGTACCCAGTGATTTGACAAAGTATCTTTTTGGGAGCTTAAAATCTGCTGTTGAAAATGGGGTTCACTGCATAGTAGGGACCTCAACGTTTCGTTACGAAGCTATGTCGGGGGAAGAATTAATCTCTGAGATTCTTAAAGTTTACCCTCCATATTCTGAAGAGGAGGACCCTGCAATGCCAGAGGTATTTCCAGACCCTGCTGTTAAACACCCTTTAGAAGACCTAAAAGAATCGGGTCACCATAAATTCATATCTGATGATTTAGGAAGAATTGATAGAGGGTCTCTCCTACCACCTATACACCTTATGTCAAGGGTTGTCATTCCTCCTTCCTTAGGAGTAGATTTGGTAAGTAAGGCTATAATGGAGAGTAAACGAAAACTGTTACATAGCCTGGAAAAAGAGGACAGATTTTGGGAGGTCAATGTGGACCGTTCACCAGAGGGAACTGTTACAGTAACGACCAAACTATGGGTTACTGAGAAACATTGATGGTTTGGAAGTATTAAAAAATTTATGTATATTTATTCTAGTTAGTGATAGTTATCACAGTTGCCAATACAATGGCGTTTAACAATTTTAAAAACAAAGATTATGCCTAGAAAAGAAGAAGAACGTCCAAGGAGACGTAGAGAAGCAACAAGTTCTAAACCAGAAAGAAAAACCCAAGGATGGGGAGCCGTTGCTAAAAGACAAGCAGACATTGCTGCTAAGAAAGAAGACGCTGAAAATTCCGTAAGGGACTTCTGGTTAAAGTCGGACGAGAGTGCAATCATTCAATTTTTACAAGATGAGCCATATTGCTTCGATGCACATCAAGTAAAGGACAGTCGTGGAAACTGGGCTATTGTTCCCTGCCAGCTAAACACAAGCAAGCATTGCGTATTGTGTTCGGAGGGTTCTAAACTAACATGGAGAGCTGCATTCAAGATTCTTGACTACAGAGGAACATGGGATAAGGACAAAAAGAGGTTCAAGAACGACAAGGCAGTCGAAAAAATCTGGAAGGTTGGGGCTACCATTGCACAACAGCTAAAACAACTCGTTGATAAAAAGGGTAAGGATTTGACAGAAATGGTATTTGAAGTTACCCGTTCCGGTTCTGGTAAAGATTCCTCGTATAACTTTGAACAGGCATTTGATGATGACGACAGAAAAATGAAACCCATGTCTTGGGAGGAGGATTCACCTACCGCGGAGGAACTCTGCCAACCTCCTACGGAAGACGAAATTGATGAGAAGGGTTACACAGATGGTTTAGACGATTAGTAACAATTAAGGCATCGGAGTTATTCGGTGCCTTATAATCATTTAAGAAATAATGAAACGTATTCCTACGGAATGTGGGGTTGTGGTAAACTTACTGGAGAATATACACGAGCTTGAAGTATACTTTGCGGATAAGGAAGACAACTCCATACAGGTTTTCGATTGGGAAACCACAGGACTTGAATATGATGCTATCCCTCTGGGACTTGCTCTGCACCAAAGGGGAGATAATCCGGTTTTTGTTCCCACAGACTCCTTTTTCACTAACGGGATACCCATGAAGAGCATCGCGGAGGTTTGTAATAAACACTTTGGTAGACTTAAATTGGTAGCCCACAACTTAAAATACGATAGCATGATAAATGTTATGAACGGCATCGTAAATGAGAAGTTGTTCGCGGATACATTGGTAATGATTCACCTGTACGACCAGAGTTTGGAGAAACAACTTGAAAAGAGAGTTCGACAAGATTTTGGGTACTCTAAAAAGACGTTCGAAGAAGTGTCGGGGTTCAAGTGGAAGAATATCAACTGGAGCAGGGACGGTGATTTATTGTTAGAGTCACTTGCTATGTACGCGGGTGAGGATGCCTATTGGGAGACTAAAGTTTTCTACAAATACAAACCTTTGCTGGATGCGGATGGTTGGAAGGTTCACGATAGAATAGAGTTACCTATGATTCCCATATTACGGGATGCCAAAATAAGAGGTGTTAAAATAGACACCGCTTTATTGAAAGACATGAGCGACTCTGTTATACCAATGCTGGATAATTATATACAGGATATATATGATGAGGCTGGCTGTGTGTTCAATCTTAACTCACCTAAACAGAAGAAAGAGGTTTTCTTTGACAAAATGCGATTGCCTATTATTGGAACCACTAAAACGGGAGAACCTAGTACTGATGCAAAAACGTACAAAGAGTGGGCTGAAATGGGCATAACTTTGGGTGAAAAACTTCTTAAGTACTCGGAGCTAAATAAATTAAACACCGGATACATACAGGCGATACCATTGCTAGTTGATAGGGATAATGTTCTAAGAGGTGACATCAATAGTTGTGGTACCGAGACTGGGAGAGCCAGTAGTAGCAACCCAAACTTGCAGAATCAACCCAATAACTCAGATTTCCCTGTTAGGTGTGCTTTTGTTCCGAGGGATGGTTATGTATTTGTAAACTATGACTACTCCCAGTTGGAGCTACGTGTGATGGCTCACATGAGTAAGGACAAACACTTCTTGGAGGTATTCCGTAACGGTGAGGACCCTCATGGGGACGTTGCAAAACGTCTAGGTATTCCACGTAAGGGTGCTAAAGTTGTTAATTTCGGAGTGTTGTATGGTATGGGACCTGATAAATTGGCTGCTACTATTGGAGTTGAAGCTGCCACGGCAAAGAGAATAATTCAGGTTGACTACATGAAAACTTACTCCGGTTTTGCCAAATGGAAAGAAGCTACTGAAAATTTTGCTAGGAGGAACGGTTATGTACGTAACTTGTTTGGAAGAATGCGGAGATTGAGAGACGCTACCAAGGAGTCTGATAAGAAGAAGTTCTACGCGGCTTTGAGACAATCTGTAAATACTATTATTCAAGGTACCGGTGCGGATATTGTAAAACTAGCAACTATTTCTGCGGTAACCTCTTTAAAGAAAGCCGGACTTGATTGCCATTTTTTGTTGCAGGTACATGACGAACTTTTGTTTGAGGTTAGGGTAGACCAGATGATGGAGGCTGAAAAGATTATTGTTGACTGCATGAGTCATACAACTAAACTAGATGTTCCTCTTGATGTTGATGGAAAAATATTACAAAATTGGGGAGAGATGAAGGACGAGGATACTATCTCATACCCTTTTAGATTCGATTACTCTTTGTACAGTGGAATTCTATAAAAGAAATATCTATGGCTAAAAAAGTTTTATCTAGTTTAAACTCCATGTTGGAGAAATTTAATGCGGTTATGGGAGATGGGGTTATTCACTCAGCAGCCCAACTCCCTAATTGTAGAAAAATACAGAGTACTGTACCGGTATATAACTATGTGACCTGTGGAGGGTTTCCAATAGGACGTGTTATTGAACATGTAGGAGAAAACGGGTCTCTTAAGAGTTATACTGCGTATGATGCTATAGCCCAGTTCCAGCACTTCGATTGGGCAAACTACGAACCTAATGCTTTTAAGAGTTTCTCTTATGAAGGCACCGGAGTTTCCAAGGTACTAAAAGACTATACTCTACGAAGAGGTTATAAACCTTCTAAGACACCTATTGCCCGAAGGGTTGCCCTCGTGGATATTGAAGCCACTTATACTCCCGATTGGGGGAATAATTTTGGAATTGATAACGAGGGTCTGATTCTTGCCCGCCCTTCCCTGCTTACTGAAGCTGTGGACATAGTTCAAGCACTACTTACTGATGAGGGAATTTCCCTAATTGTTTTTGACAGTCTCTCTGCAATTGGCACAGATGAGGAAGTTGGTAAATCCATGGAGGACCATCAAATGGCTTCCGGTGCTCGGTTTTGGAATAAAGCATTTAGGAAGTTTCAAGCTGCAATGAATACAAACCCACACAAAGAGGCAACACTTTTGGTTATAAATTCAGCCTATCAAAAAACCGGTATAGCCTATGGAGACCCAGAGGTAATTAGAAACGGTGAACAGTTGAAACGTACTAAGACCCTCTCTGTAAAATTTAAGGGACTTAAGGAAATCACTGGGAAAACTGATGAGGGCGATATCGCTGTGGGTAGAAACGTATCAATAAAGTGCCTAAAAAATAAAGTCGGGACTAATGGAAGGTCCTCTAACTTCTTTTATGCTTTTGTAGACTACGGTAATGTGAAAGCATATAAGACAGATGCTGCGGGACAAATCGTAGACCTAGGGTTAAAGTGTGGTCTTGTTAATAGGAGGGGTGCTTGGTATTCCTTTGGAGATGTGAATATATCCGGTATGGATAACTTTGTGGATTCTATAGTGAAGTCCGGTGCCATAAAGGAGTTGGAGGTTGCAGTTTACAAATACATGGAAGGAGGAAATGAAAGTGAAAAAGATTGAAATAAATGAGGACGACTTTAAAAAGATAATGCTAATACTAAAACATAGCAGACCTTTTGTACAACTAGACCCGAAGGATTTGTTTCTTTCCAATCTTTGGAGGGTGGCTAACAAACTAGCAGACAGTATAACCAAAAAAGCGGGTTACGAGTTTACGGAGAGTAAGGGCAAAAAGTCTCTTAAAGTTGTTGATGAAACTACCTCAGATAAGGGGGAATTTGAGGAGGAAGTCTTTTCCAAGGTTCCTCGTAATAGGGTCAGGAAAAATAAACTATAAAATAAGCCGGGGAGAAATCTCCGGCTATTATCAATATGAAAACTACATTAGATTTATCTTTGTTAGTAACCCTAACAGAATCCTTTAGACCTGTGGGGGTAACCTTCAATAATTGGGGAGTTGCTACTTATGGTTACCGATGGACAATCGTAAAGGATAAAGGGAAACTAGAGTTTGACATTATATGTCGTAATGGTTTATGGGGAGTTGCTGAATGGGTAGAGTATGGACAAGGAGGTCACTGTTCACCATTATGTAGAAGGGATTGTAAATATCCAAGCCTCACCGAGTGTATTTCAACTGTGTGGGGTATGTGGGAAGAACGATTATCCAAGGAGACAAAACCAAGATGGTTAGCAAGTGCTAAAAAGGAGATATCCCATTTCTTAACGTTGCCATTGGAAGAACAGCTTAAGTACTTTAAAGAATTGAACTATTACCGTATTAACTCCTAAATAATCAGATAAAATGCAGATAGTAAATACTCTAAAATGCAATTTTTCTTGCAGACACTGCCTAGGAATGTGTGGACCCAAGAGAAAGGAAATCTTAGACAACCACACTCTTACTCGGTTTATGATGTTGGCTAGTGGTTGGGGAGACGACTACATAAATTATTGTGGCGGAGAAACCTTTCTAAATCCAGACTGGAAGTGGCAAATTGAATTTTTATCCAGACAAACTAACTCTCTCAGGATAGTTACAAATGGTAGTAAGTTCTATACAAGAACGGGTAACGAAACCTCTCTCCTTAGAGAGTTTATAGAGTGTCTATATTCCATACAGTACAACTGCAAGGTTACGGTTATTATTTCTAATGATGAGTTTCACCAAGAATTTTATTATAAGAAAAACTTATTTCCCTTGACTAAGGTTATAGAGTCTTTCAAAGAGGATATTCCTAGTAATGTAGACTATGAGGATGACAGAAGGATACATACAGGATATGTGGCTCCTCTGGGAAGGGCTTTGAAAACTGAGTGTTACACTCATAAGGGTAGTCCTTATTGTGAGACTTTCGAGCCTTCCCTTAACGCAGACGGAAGAGTGTATGCGTGTTGTAATATGAGAATGGAAGTCGGTTCAATATGGGATGGAGATGTTGACACGTGGTTGGAGCGACATGGGAAATTTACTGTTCCTAACAATTGCTTAGAGTGCAAATTTAGATAAAATTAAAAACCTATTTAAGATAACTCACATGGGAAAAAGTAAATTTGGGTATATGAACAGACTGTTTGAAGAAAAGAGTACTAGAGAGCGTTCCGGTAAACAAGAAAGTAGAATCGCTAAACAACTACGGGGAGTAACTTCCATAAACTCCGGTGCTACCTTTGGACAAAACGATGTTATAACTGATTTTTGTGAGGTGGAAGCAAAAACAACTACTAAAGAGAGTTTCTCCCTAAAACTTGAAGACTGGCGGATACTACGGAAGAAATGTTCCGGTAAAAAGTTACCTATATTTGTAGTAGACTTTGAAAAAAGTAAGGACACTCTTGCAGTGCTTACTTATGAGGACCTTTTGTTTTTGATAAATCAGGCTAATAGTGATAAATAAGATGATTTGGAGAATTTATTTTAAAATGCTATATTTGAGTATGTTTGAAAACCAATCGTATAAACCCGTTAAAATCATTGATGGGTACGTACTTAAAAAACAACTCCATAGAGGGTACAAAATAGTGGAGTACTCTCATTACAGTGATGGAGGTTCCCAAAAAAAGAGAACTCTATATAAGAACTTAAATCTCTCAGATGCAGAGAGCCTACTTTTTAAACTAGAAAGTAAACTTTAGTAATAATTTTAAAATCCCACAAAATGGCAGATTTTTATTTCTTCAAAACTCTTCCGGAAAAAGGAAGGAACAGACTTCGTCCGCTTACCGGACAAACACTAGATGGTGTAAACGTAGACATTACACTGAACGTTCAATCGGATAGAACAATAAGAACCCTTTACCCACTGGGGACGGTGTTCGGTTCGACAGGACTTAAATTGTGTGCAGGTTTCTATGAGGTTACAAGTAACATTTACCCGTTAGGGTTACGAGATGATGAGTACAAAGTTTCTGCTCATAGACCCCCAGAGGCTATGCAACGAGCTTATGAAACTTTCATAGGAGCCACCACAGGTTCCCATGAGTTTGAAGAATCTCCACATGAAACCACCCCCTCCAAAGATTCCATGTTGTCAAAGATGATGCGGAATGATATTTTTAGTCCCCCCTCCATCAAGAAAGGAGGGTTCTACGTTGACCAGGACAACTGGTATTTACTCCTTAGAAATATCAGTAATCAGGTTAATACTATGATGATTGGACCAACGGGTACCGGAAAATGCCTTGGATATGATACTCCGGTTTTAATGTACGATGGTTCTATTGAGAGGGTACAGAATATAATGGTGGGGGATAAACTAATGGGGCCCGATTCTACACCCAGAAACGTTTTGTCAGTTACTACTGGAGTTGAGGAACTCTACAGAGTAACCCCAAAGAGAGGACATAGCTGGGTGTGCAATAAGTCACATATATTGTCACTTAAAAAATCGGATGATGGCTCTGGTAACTCCGGTGAGGTAGTGAACGTTGGAATAGAGGAGTACCTGTCATGGAATAAGTCTCGTAAACGTTCCTATAAACAATGGAGAACTGGCGTTGAATTTGAAGAATCTCCGATTATGGAGAATCCCTATGATGTTGGATTCGAAACAGGACAATTCAATCTTACCTTTATTGAAGACCAATATCTGGTAAACTCTAGGGAAGTTAGATTACAGGTGCTGGCGGGGTTAGCTGATAGTGACCTTTGTAAAGGAGGGAACTGTTTTACTTTTCAGGGTATCAATAAGGGTTTGAGTAAAGACCTGGAGTATCTTTCAAGGTCACTGGGGTTGTATGCGACCACTACGGTTTCGGAAGAGGATAAACTCAGAACGGTAGTAAGCGGTGATTTGACAGATGTACCTACCAAAGTTCCCGGAAAAAACATCGGAGCTAAACCAAAGCAAGACCCTCTTACTACATCTTTTACTTTAGAGAGTATCGGTGAAGGAGATTACTACGGATTCACAATAGACGGTGACCACTTATTTATGCTAGGTGATTTCACTGTCACTCATAATACAGAGTTGGTAATGTTGGCGTGTAAAGCGTTAGACGTTCCCTGCCATGTGTATGATATGGGCAGTATGTATGACCCTATTTCTGGGTTACTTGGAGTACACCGACTACAGAAAGGAGGAGTTTCCACCTTTGACTACGCTAAGTTTACGGAGGATATCTCCAAACCAGGAGTAGTGTTACTGGACGAATTAAGTAGGGCACCTGTTACAACAAATAATATACTATTCCCCTGTTTGGACAGTAGAAGAATGCTCCCTGTAGAAATTGCAGGAGGTGAAGACTTAAGGGCTGTAAAGGTTCATGAAGAATGTTGTTTTATAGCAACTGCTAACGTAGGTGCTGAATACACAGGAACTATGAGTATGGATAGGGCGTTGGTA